ATAAAATAGTGTATAATTTTTATACATAGAGGAATAATATAATTATAAATAATAATAATGCTTGCTATTATAAATAAATAATATATAATAATAAACATCAATACAAAAAAAAGACCGAGTTGCAAGGGCGCAGCCCGCAGCAACAAAGCCTTATTATTCGGGCGCAAGCACGAATAATTGGGCTTATGGGTTGGGGTGTGGGGAGGGGCTTGCCCCTATCCCCACTATTATGTTTAATTATAATTATTAAATAATTATGAACAAGTTAAATTATATATAGTATAATTTAATATAAATACAGAAAAGCTCAAATGTGAACCAATTGTAAAAAACTTGTCCCAAAATTGGTCAAGTATATATATTCTTTCTTTGGTACTTTCTTTCTTAAAACCCTTGACATTGCAGAATTAACTTGATATACTTATGCTTGTCAGATCACTTCTGACAGAAAGGACGATTTAATGAAATTTACAAAAGACCAAATTGTCAAGCTTAAAGACCTTGAGGGAAGTACCGCGTCATATGCCAATCTATGCAAGACATTGGGCATCAAGCAATCTGGTGGAAATCAAAAGAAAACATTTTTCAAAGACCTCGAAGCGTACTGTGATTTTGAAAAGGTCGAAGGAGCAGACAGATACAGTATTATTAAAGTTTATGACGAAGCCGCATCTACATTGGTACAATCTAAAATTACTGGTGTCCCAAAGCAACAGCTTTTGTTTGACGCCGTTTTGTATTCCGCTCTTTTGCCTTATCCTAAAGAAGCTCTTTATGTGAGCAATTTGGAATTGCTTCAATTGTTCGGAGAGGTCAATGATAATTTTAAGTATTGTGTTAATATAGACCGCCTAAAAGAAGTGTCTGACGGTGAGGACATTTTATACATGAACGATATGAGCAAGACTGTTTACCATATTTTGTCCCGGTGGACTAAGCGACGAATTCAAAGCATGAACGAACGGCATGTTATTATGCATCGTTATGGCTTTAGGCTATACACAATCATTAAATCAAAAGATGACGGCATTGAATATAAGATTGCTAAAAATGTTCCAATTGGCTCAAATCTTGAAAAAAGGTGTCAAGCTGTTTGGGGCAGAGCATTAAGAAGCGTCGAGGGCGAAGACTTTCTAATGTCTGATGGCTCGCTTAGTTGGATGCCTGAAGAAAAGTGGCATTTATTTGAAATCAATCTGCGCAACATGGTCAGAGCTGAATTTGATGCCGAAGATTATTCTGATATGCGTGTAGTTAATGTTATTTGGGGCGCAGAGGAGTCTTTTCTGCGAGAAGAAATTAAAAGACTGTATCAGCGTATTGTTGCATTAGACAATATTCAAGAGCGGGCACAAAGCAAGGTACGCAAGACCAAACAACTTGATAAAGAATTTGAAAAACAGGACCGCGAAGAATTCATTGATTATAATATGACAGACGAGCCACCAAGATGGTTTGACAAGAAGAAAGGAAAGAAACGGTCGTAAATGCCAAAAATTTAGCCTGTACGACGATTAAATGATATATAGGTAGGACTTATATGCCCGACAAATAAATGCGCTTAAATCGAAAAATAATGGCATTTATGGCCATATAAAAAAATAAGCCGTCAGACAAGTTAAGTCCAACGGCTTTAATTTATATTTTATTTCTGTCCAGTTCTGTCTGCCACCTCTTTTCTAAGATATTTTAGATAGAATAGAGCCTTGTCAATGTCTTGCAGTCCGTTCTTTTTGGTAAACCTCCATGTGTATTTTATTACATTGGCGACACAGACCGCTTCAATTCCCTGTTTGTCAACGGTCGCAGCTTTGATTGCGTCAATACATTCAATTCCGCCCTGCGTGTAATGAGACGGGTGCAGGACCATATCATCCTTTTGTTTGGTTGTTTCAGATTTTTTCATTGATTTCCTCCAATTCTTCAAGATCTTTATTTCCATATCGGACTTCTTGTCCGTATATGTTCTTTAATGCATCAACTGCCTCGTCAACAGTGATATGGAAAAATTCTCTGTTCGGCGATACGCGCTTAGAGTCAAAGTGTGCGTGCATTTTAGATTCAATGTCAAATGCATCGTCACAAAAGCAATAAGCGTTAAGCGCAAATGGCTCAGGCAACGAAGAGGAACTGAGTTCACGAACGCGTGTATAAGGAGATAATCTTCTTGTAACGCCTATTTTCTGTATTCCGGGCAAAGACGGCGAAGAAATAACATAGACAAATCCAGCCTTCTTGTTTCTTGCCCTATACTGTAAGTTTGCAATTCTGCGGTCAATGTTTGTAATGTTCTGTTTTAAGATTCTCGCCTCTGTATCATTAAGTGCGCGACCATATGCGAGCTCCATTGATAGGCGTTCTTCTTTGAGTTTTCTTGTTTCGGTTTCAATTTCAAGAAGTAACTGCTCCTGTTCTTTTAATAGGCGCTTTTCTTCTCTAAGTTTAGCCCGTTCTTCTTTTGTCTGTTCTTTGATAAGAACATTAAGCCGCATAAGTTCAATTCGTAGGCTCGCATATCTCGAATTCAATGAAACACCGACCATTTTTGTTTTGCGTTGTAGAGTATTAAAGCGGTCGGACGCATGTCTCATCGCAAGTGCGAGAGAACTAACCGAACACGACCTTTCTTTATGTTCTACATAAGCATTGAATGCATACAGGCATCCAGTCGCCACTGACTTTTGCAAATCGTTACCTTTTGTTCTTGAGCCCTCAATTGTATATCGTTCATCAACTCTCCAAAGACCATCTGTAGGAAGCAGCTTTCTTGTGGAATAATCACTTCCTGCCAGCTCTTGTATTTGCATTAAGGCGGACACTTTCTTGCTTTCAAGTTCAGAGCAGGACAGATTGTTAGGAACAACGGTCTTAATGCCAAAGTCAGATAGAACTTCTTGTGTTTCAATTGAATTACGCAGAAGTGTCAGGTGTTCGTTTAGCTCGTTGACTTCGGCGCTAAGCTTTTCCTTTATTGATTCAAGCGAAGCAACCTGGCGCTCAAGAGACTCCTTTTCTGTTTTTAATTTATTAAACATTTTATTTCTCCTAACTATTTGTTGAAATGATTATATCACAAATATGCAAACTTGTCAATAGAAAATTTAAAAAATTATTGACTTTTTATAATTACCTCTATATACTTAGAATATAAAGCAAGAGAGGAGGGTATTATGCGGTTTTATTCCGACAAATCGCTTGAATTCGAAGAAGAATGGCTCAAAGCAAGAAGGGCACGGCTTGAAACAACGCCAGAAGAAATTGATTTTAACATTGACTACTTTGATATTATAGATGATTCAGGCGATGATATATATGACACAGAGGAGGGCTGATAGTGCCTCTTGAAAAATTTCATTATATCTATTCAATCGGTACCGATGCATTATATACGCCCGAAGAAAAAGAAGTTCATAAAAAGCTCGTAAAGTTGTATAAAATAAGAAAAAGGTGGAATTCAGATACGCCAAAATGGCGAAAAGCGTGTGTGAATCGAGTTATAAAAAAATATAAGGCAAAGCTGACCGAGCTTTTAGACAAGTCATTAGAGCAGGACATTCATAGGACGGTTGATCCTAATTGCTTGAAAGACAAATTTGTTATCAATCTGTTTGATTCTGAATTGACGCGAGCGTTGAATATGCCAGATTACCAACTTAGCGATGAGTTGATAATGGTAAATGTATATTTCTTCCAAGTGCTAAAAAGCATAATTTTTAACGGCTTTATGTTAAATGGTGAGAAATATGTATTTTACACTGCGTCTGCGGGGCAGATTCGCACGAAGCGCATGATTGCAATTAAGGAATCATCATATAAGAAAATTCAAGGGCGATTGTTTTGCGGGCTGACGGTTGATAAGATAAATGCAATGGGCGGCATCAATTCAAATAAATTCGCTGCTTATGCCGCTCTAACAAATTCTGCAACAGACAAATGGGATGACTTTGATATTCGTCGGGCAATAGTTGTTGACGATTTTGAGACAAGATTTCCGGCGCTTGTTGATTACATCGATTATGAGACATATGAGGTCAATCGCAAAACAATGGAAGTTGATATCCCATGTACAGATGGTTGGGGCCTTGTAGATGGTGAGACGACACGGATGTGCAGGGCGCCATGGATTAAGGGTTTACTTACACAGTTTCCTTTGCAACAGTGGCTAAGAGAAGAATGCCCGCCTGATAAATGGACTGTCAAAGATGCTTGGGGTAAAGAGCACAATCTTGTTGAAGAAGACATTAGGGTCATATTTTGCCTGAGCCAAATGAAGTTAAAAAAATTCTATTCAAGCTGGGATGAATACTGCAACGAATTTGAAAAGAACGGATGCACGGTCAATTACTGCAACATAGAAGAGGACAATATAAAGTCCTCGCGAATCAACTATCAGATGCTTCAGCAATTATCATCTATTACGCAACACGAAATCGATAGGCTCGTGAGGCGGTCAAATGAAGATATTGAGCAAATAGGCGTTGATTATCGTACAACAATGAGGTTGCTTGGAGCGGACGATTTGAACAAAGACAAGAGCAGTTTTCAGGAAGCGTTGAATATTTATCCGGAACTGTTTAGAGACGAGTATTCAAAAGAAATTCTTCGGCAAACAAAGAAGAGCTTGGTTAAGCAAGCAAAAGCTGGCAAGGTCAGAGTAAATGGCAAATATTTATTTGTTGCGCCGAATCCGCTTCCGTTTTTGAGATGGTTGACAACAGGCGAAAAAAGCCCGTATGATGAGTTGGCAGACGGGGAGGTATATACGAATCAATTTTCTGCCGATAGCGAACTGATGTTATTGCGATCTCCATCTCTTGGGAAGGAATGGGCAATCAAGAAAAATAGGAGGAACGAATATTTAGACAAGTGGTTGGGTCAATCAAAATGTATTTATACGAGCAGTTATGATACTGTTAGTAAGATGCTTGCTTTCGATTAGTTCATCGCGGTCGAACCTAATGGAAACATTGGGATATAAAACAATGTGAAGATGCAAATGCATCGTGTCCGTTGAAACAACGGGCAACGGGGAATAAAGCAGAACCCCGTAGGAAGTTAGCAGAAGATTGATAAGACAAAAAAGAAAGGAGGTGCGCAGTTGGATAATAAAGATTTTGTGAAAGTTTGTCATAGGGGAGTCGAATTTATGGTGAATAGATGTGGCGAAGTTAAGGCATATAAGGCTTCTATTGGAGAGTGGTCTCTTTGTAATCACTTTCTCAATCATGATAAATACCCCGTTGTAAGTGCATACAATTCCAATATAAAGCGTAGCATTAGCGTTGGTGTTCACATATTAGTAGCGAAGGCATTTATTCCAAATCCATATTGTCTCCCAGAAGTTAATCATAAAGATTTTGACAGAAGCAATTATTCTATTGACAATCTTGAATGGTGCACACATAGAAATAACGTGCTATATTCAAGGAAAGCAGATAGGTACCCAGCATTGTATGGAGAAGCAAATCCGAACTATGGTAACAGAAATCTGTCTCAATACTACAGCCAAAACAAGGACGTAGCAAAAGTCAAGCAAGGAAGACCAATGGGGCAAAACGGACGGGCTAAGAAGTGCATGCTGCTGTGTTTGAACACCGGAATTACTATTGAATTTTCTTGCCAACGTGAAGCATACAAGTTTCTTGTAGATAACAATACAATAACGCCGCAAAAGTATCCGGAAACGTATATCAAGAAGCTTCGTAAAGAGCAAGGATATCGCGGTTATAAAATAATTGTCAAATAAACAAATAATCAATCTTCTGCTAAAACCTCTAACGACTATCGAAAGGGTATGATTTGCCGTATGGGCATAATCAAAGTAACCGAGTAGAGTAGGTGATAGGCGAAACTCCTATTGCCGAAGCGCATTGAGCCTAAACGGGAAACCGCATGGCTATGATATAGTCTGTTGCTTAAAGTGCGATGGTGATAAATTATTAGTAATTAAAGATTCCAACCTGCTTAAAGTTGCGAAAAGAACAATGGACGGCGTTGTTCCGCTTTACTATGAAATGAAAAAGGCACAAGGCGGAGAATTAACGCCAGAAACAATATATTGCGGGATGTCGCTTGCTTACACATCTGGAAATATAGGACCGATAAGCAATTTAATTACAATCGTTCATAACAACGATGAGAAAAACAGAGAAGAAGCCGACCTTGCTATCAAATGGCTCACAATGGAAACAAACTTTAGAATTGACGGAAGCAAGACGCTGTTTTTCTTGACGAGACCAAAATTTGCTGACAATATAATTAAAAAGCATACAAAATCTAAGTTGCCCAATTTTTTTGTTTATGCCAAGGACAAAATATACGATTCAAAGCATCCGGAGAAATCGCAGGTCGAGCCGCCAAATCAATCTGCGATGAACAGGATTGCAGCGTCAATTGTTCCGAGCAGATTAAAGTATAACAAAAACTTGGGGAAGTTTGATTATCGTATGCTGATGAATGTCGATGCTGGGTTTATGATAAGTGATAATTGCCAAGCAATTAAATCATATGATTATTGGCAGATGCGAGTAGGAACTGTTGAGGTTCCAGACAATGTGTCGGCAGATGAAGATTTATATGTATACAGAAAAATTCGCGCACATATACTTAATGAGTGTAGGTGGGATTTAGATTTTGTTGTTAATTCGCTTGTTGCATATCTATACACCGTTCGTCCGAACAGTCATAAAAAAATGTTGTGGGCATGCTTCGGCGATGTAATTGTAAGAAATCTGCAAAATAATACAAAAGACATTGGACAGATTTGCCCGATTTGTGGGCGGCGATTTAGAGCAAAAGGTAATAACAAAGACAAGCAAATTGTGTGTTGCGCCGAGTGCAAAAACAAGTGGGACGCAGAGAACAGGAGAAAGAGGCAAGAATGGGAAAGATAAAAAAATGCGCGTGTTGCGGGCATGAGTTCATGTCCTCGAAGCATCACACAAAAACATGTTCTGATGAGTGCGCGGCAAGATGGAGACGCGGTATAAAATTGTGCTTATTTTGCGGAAAAGAGTTCTCTGTAATGAAGGATAGTAGAAATAGAAAAAGGTTGATTCGTCCAGTGTATTGCTCAAAGGAATGCAGAGAGAAGGCGGGTATACAGAGAGCTGTAAAGAAAAGGCGGGAGAAATATCAAAATGACCCAGAATATAGAGCGCACGTGTTGGAGCTTAACGCAAGGTTGAACAAGCTACCTAAGTACAAGGAAATTTTTGCTCGAAGCAAGGCAAAAAGAGACCACAGGATAAAGAATGCAGGAAGAATAGATGGAGATATAACACTCAGAGGATTATTTGAACGAGAAAAAGGAGTTTGTTATTTATGCGGACAGAAGTGTGATTATGCGGATTTTGAGGAGCGTGTAAGTAAAAATGGATATCATTATATTCTTGTTGGAGGCGAGTATCCGAGCATTGACCATGTAGTACCGTTGTCTAAGGGCGGAACGCATACATGGGACAACGTACATTTGGCACATAAAAGATGTAATATGGCAAAAGGAAATAAATATCCGTATGTCGTGGCTGAAAAATGACGGAGTTAATTATAATATAATACTATGTCTTACTATGAGATTATTAACTACGGTACCCACTAAGGGAAGAAGCCAATTTTGGACAATAAAAATTATGCCATTTATGGCATTAAAGAAAGGGGTTCAATACAAATGAAAATTAACTGGAAAGTTAGACTGAAGAATAAATATTTTTGGTTGACTATTGTTCCAGCACTGTTTCTTTTGGTAGGACAAGTTCTTAGAGCACTTGGTATCGATTATGATATGGATGCTGTAAGTTCTGCTGTTGTTGATTCTATCAATGCCATCTTTGCTCTTCTGTCTGCATTTGGTGTTGTTGTAGACATGACAACACAGGGTATTGGCGATAGCGAAAGAGCGTTGACTTACGACAAACCTAACTAATGAGGTGTTGAATGAAACGGAAAAACGGAGAATCGTTAATCCAGTATGCGGGGAGAGCTACTGATGCTCTCTCCGAAGGATTGATTGATTATAATGAATGGGCAGAAGCAGTCGTTGGTGACGGCGATATGTATGCCAGTGAAAACTTGAGAAGATGCAGTGTGTTTTTTAGACAGTTCGTTCAGAATGTCAGAAACGATGTTATCGAAGGAACTGACGAAAATATTGACAATCTGAGAGATGCTACCGATACGCTCATTAAAGAGCGCAAGAAAATTCAAACGGCAAACATTGAACACCAAGAATATTTCAGAAAAGTCGCAAGACAAGAGCTTCTTACAGAACAGATTGAAGAAGCAATTTTAAAGCTTCCGAAGATTCATCCAGTTCACATGGATTACACATATCCTGCTGAAACAACGGGGCTGTTGGTCATTTCTGACGAGCATTTTGATTCAACATTTGAAATCAAGGGGCTTTACGGCGAGACCGTTAATAAGTACGACAAAGACGTGTTCAAGACGCGTATGTGGCATTTGCTTTCCATGATGGAAAATGACCGCTTTGATTATGATGAGTTGTTTGTAGTCAGCGCTGGTGATGCAGTTGAAAACATATTGCGCATGAGTTCGCTTCAGAAGCTACGGCACGGGGTGATTGATTCTACTATTGAATTTGCTGAATTCATGAGCCAGTGGCTCGTAGAAGCAAATAAGCGGCTTGGCGTTCCGATTCGCTTTGCTATCATTTCAGGCAATCATGATGTGTCAAGGGTGTTGACGCAAACGCCAGAATTTCCAGAAGAATCGCTTGCAAAGATAATACATGCTTTTATGGAATTGCGGCTTGCCGATGTTAATGGTGTGAATGTCGAGCCTTACGGAGATGTATTCTTTACAAATCTTTACGGGTCTAATTTATTGTTTGCTCATGGCGAGACGGGCGACCTTGTCAGCCTGATAAACTACTATGAAAACCTGTATAATATTGAGATTGATTGTTTGTATGCAGGACATTTGCATAGGAGTGAAACAAAGCCTGTTGGAGTTGGTGCAGTTGGAGACCGCGAGGTGATTCGTGTTCCGTCAATTTGTGGCACCGATACATATGCAAAGAAAATTATGAAACATTCCCGCGCAGGCGCTTACTTCGCACTATATAGTGAGCTTGGGCGAGAACTAAACAAGATATATTATTTGAATTAAATTCGAAGAGCGGGCTTCTCGCTCTTCTTTCTTTTGCAACAGAATAAATGGAGGTGGTTGGGTGCCGACGGCAAAAAATAAAGCTCCGACCAAAAGCATTAGGACGGATAGCAGAAACGTGCGATTGTGTGTTTCATGCGGGTCAAGAAAGCCGATAAGCGATTTTTACTCAACGACATCCGTTCCTAATATGCAGTTTTTTATGTGCCGCAGATGTGGCAAGAGATTGCTAAAAGATTACACAGACAAAGTAGAAAAGCCCATGGCTGCACTATGGCTTGTTTTAGCGCAGATGGGTGTTCCTTTCATTCTTGAGGCATGGTACGCTGCGTCTGAAATGTATGAAAATGACAAAACAGGCGACTTGATTACATTTTATTTGATTTCGCTTGCTAACTTAAATCGTATCTATGAAGGCTTTTGGCAATCGGATGCTATGTTGTCCGATATGATAAAGACAGGCGTTGGTGGAGAAGTTAAGGACATTGACCGCCATCTTGCGGATGCAAATAAATTTCGGGCAAGATGGGGCGATTATACAGCCGACGATTGGGATTGGCTTGAAAGGGAATATTTAGACTATACGCGTGACCTCGATGGCATATCTGTTTCAGCAGAAAAAGCATATAGGTCATTATGTAAATGCAATCTGCGCTTTAAGAAAGAAAGCGAAGCTGGTGAAGAAACAAAATCTACAACTGACGAAATTTTAAAATGGATGAAATTGTTGCGTATAGATGATTTCAGAGACAACACAAAATCGGACGAAGACAGATACATAGACCACATGGCATGGAAATTTGAGAATACCGAGCCCGCAGAATTAACGGACGAAGAGCGATATAAAGATGTTAAGGGCTATGAGAAAATATATAATGATTGGATGCGGTCAATGCAGAACATGATTGCGGGGACAAAGAACTATCCGAATATTCCTAAGGAGCAGTTATAATGCCGACCGCAAGAGAGAATGAACTGTTCCGTAAGTCTGAAAACGTAAAAAAGTGGATAACTTATTATCGCAGGAATTGGGACTTGTTTGCTGAGGAAGTGCTTGGTATCAAGTTGTATCCTGTGCAGAAGTTAAAATTGCACATGATAGGCATCGCTGATGAATATTGGGATTTTTCATCTCGTTCAACGGCAAAGTCTTTTATTGTAGGTGTTGCAGCTTTTTGTGCAATGAGCTTATATCCTCATTCAGAAGTTGTTGTTACGTCGTCTTCTATTCCGCAGTCTGCAAGACTTGTTCGGGACAAGATGATAAAAGAAATCATTAAGAAGTATTCGCCTTATTTGAAACATTTGTATGAAAAGGGCTATTTGACTGTTAAAATGCTTGATGAGGGCGTTTTCGTTTTGACGAACACATTGAACGAATCAACAACAACGGTCGCAGTATGTTCTGAAAATGCCCGTGGTATGCGTTCAACATTTACGATATATGAAGAGACGCGTTTGCTGAAAAAGTCAACACTGGACTCTGTGTTTGAGCCTATGGGGCATGAGCGTCCTGCACCGTTTACACTTGACCCTAAGTATAAAACAGACAGGTGGATAAAAGCGGCAAAATCTTGCTATATTTCGTCTACTCGGTATGAATGGGAATGGTTTATTAGGGAATACAGAAAATGCGTTGAGGGATATTATACATCAAAGCACGAGAAATACATTCCTATGGCTGAGGATATTTACACTGCAATTCAAGAAGGAAGTCGAACGTGGGCAGACTATCGAAAAGCGAAGAAGAAAATGTCTCTTTCAGATTTTCGCGCAGAAATGGAGAATGAAACGCAGGGTAGTCCTGAAGGCGCATTCTTTAGTCTAAAGAATTTTAAGGACAACCAAGAAATTGCTAACGCATATGTCCCGCCAACTGATACGCAGGTGTTGGCAGATACAAAACCGCCGTTTAGAGAAAAACAGTCGGATGAAATACGACTTGTTGGTGTTGACTACGCATTTGCGAATACAACATTTAAGACCGGATACGGAAATGACAATACAATTATTGAGTGTTGGTCTGCAGTTTGGAAAAATGGTCGATTCATCCGTAGTCTTGAATATATGGAACAATGGCCCGCATCGGACAGTACTGGTGCGCAATGGCGCGTTAGAGAGCTATTTTGGGACTATAATGCAGACTTTATTGTAAACGACCTTAGAGCAGGTGGCGAAACTCTGTACAACCTTATGACAGAAAGGAAAACGCATCCGAAGCGCGGCTACATGTGGGATTCGCGTGGATTAACAGTAGCTCAGAATCTTAATTATCATCTTGTGACAGAATCAAAGCTTTCGGATTTGCGTATGCGTACTGTCGATAAAGATGCTGTTCCGTGCATTATTCCTGCGCAGGGCTCTGCACAAAAGAATGGTGTTTGGTGGCTTGCGCTTAGAAAGCATCTTGAATGCAACGACATAAAGATGCTTGTGTCTATGGCTGACAAGCAACAAGAGCTTGAAGATTCTGGCGAATATTTTAAGTTGACATCTGAAGAATTGGCAGACAAGCTCGCCCCTTATGGCGAGACAGATTTGCTTATTCAGGAAGCAATCAAACTTAATACAGAAATAAAGGGCGACAACCTATATCTTAAAGAAGACAATAAGGCAACTAAAGACAGAGTTGTTGTTATGTCTTATGTCAACATAGTAATTGATAAGATAGAAATGGAATGGAATAAACGCCTAACCAATGACGACGAAGATTATGATATTGACGATTTACAACTTGTATATTAACGGACGGAAAGGAGGTGCGGCGTGAACGGGAAAGAAAAACTCGAAAGAGAAGAGCTTGAGGACATTATAAAGTTTTCTGAAGGGTTAGCCTTTATGGATTCTAATTACTACTCGCCATTTTTATCAAATGAGCTCTTACAGAATTTAAACACAATTAAAGGCGTTCCATCTTATGACGTCATTCAAAAGGCGTTAGTTGATTTTAATTCAACTCCAGAAAACTTGCAAATGTATAATGAGTTTGCGGCTCAATTTAATATGATATTCAAGCGCACCCTGTATTCTTATGTGAATTCTTTGGCGCTCGATTTGTCTTATGTGTGTACAAACGCATACACAAAGGCTGACTATGAAAGCGCGGAGTATGCAAAAGATAAAGCGCGGGTTGAGGATTTTCTTCTTAATTTTGATTACAAGAAGGAATTCCATAATGTCTTGATGAATGTCATGCGGCGCGAAACATATTTTACATGGTTCCGCAAATCAAAGCCTGGCAATGGCAATAAGAAAATGCGTTATGCATTACAGATGATGCCACAAGACAGATGTATGATTACGGGTTATTGGGAAAAGGGTTTGCTTTACTCAATGGATATGACATACTTCATGCAACCGGGCGTTGATATTGGTGAGTTTGACCCTGCTGTACGCAAGATGTATGAGCGGGTTATGGAATCTCCTGGCATTGATTATAAGCCATCAGCTCCACTAAATAAGCGTACCGGAACATATGCTTTGTGGGCAGATGCTTCACCTATGGCGGGGGCCTATGCCTTCAAAATGGATCCATCAACATTTTCTCCCGTACCATTCTTGGCATCTTTTGTCAAGAATATTATTCGGGACGAAGAAGTTGAGCGCTTACAATACAATAAAGACCTGCTTTCTGCATATGCAATTCTTGTTGGTACAATTAGGCTTTATGATGGTGCAAAGTCAGGTGAACAAAAAGACCAGTTTGCAATCAACCTTAAATTGCTCGGGCAGCTTATGGCAAAGGCTAAGGCTGGCTTTGGCTCTCTTGTTAAATTGGGGGCAATGCCGACTGAAGATAATAAGCTATTTCAATTTGAGGACAAAAACGGCGACATGTATAAAGACCGAGTCGCCACTACTGCTGCAAGCGGCACAGGTATTAGCCGTGTCATTTATTCTACTGATAGAGTAAGCGCTGCAGAGCTTGAAGCACAACAGAACGAAGTTTACCAGACTATGCGCCCTATGTATTCGCAGTTTAATAACTTTATGGATTTCTTTGTTAATCAAATGACAAAGAAGTATAAGTTTAAGTTTACATTTGACGGCGCGACATATAGATATGACCGCACGCAAAGATTTGAACAAATCAACAAATTGGCAGATAGGGGAATTGTTTTGCCACCGTCTGCTTGGGCATCTGCCTTGGGGCAGAATCCGGCATTGTTTGAGGCGGCTTTGAGAGAAAGTAAGAATACTGGGTGGCTTGATAAATATAGCCAACTTATGGTAAACATCAATACAACTTCGCAGGAAGCGGAAGGTGGCAGGCCGCGTGAAGAAGGCGCAGTAGATGCCGCAACAGAGGCAAGCCGTGAGTTGTATACAGATTAAGAAGCGGGAGTAAGATATGATTATTCTTGGAAGTCCAAAAGATGATGAGCTTGACCAGTATATTTGTCTTGATGGACCTATTGCGAATGGAGCACATGCCGCAGGAATTCCGCCAAAGTATAAGGATGCGGATGGATTTCTGTGGTTTAAGCGAACTAAAAAGTTATTAAGGTTTTTAGCGGATATTAGTTATGAGCCTTGATATATTAAAGAAGGTGAATAAATGCAAAAAATTATAACCGATAAGACAAAAGTTGCCTTACAGGAGATGGTTGATGAGAGTTTTATTATGACATCTCTTATTGATAGGATGCAATCTGTTCTTGATGTAACGTTTAGTTATAATCAGACGGCAAATCTTATCCATTATGGGTTGGCGCATCTATATAGTGGATATTTTGCAGACCAAATTGCCGACCTTGGCTTGCAAGGATATGATATTACCGTTAATTATGGTAATGTCCCAAGGGCAAATAGGGTGTATGGTTCAGTGAAAGAGCTGTTGTATGATTTGCGAGATATGGTAATAGAGTATCAAACTAAACTAAATGGATGTTATAAGATTGCGTTTGAGGGCAATGATTTTCATGTTTGTGCGGATTTAAGGCCTATCATTCAAAGACACAATGACGTGTTACGTCAACTTATTCTACTGTGCAACAAAATAGATGTGTACGGAGATAATCCAGCTTATGACCACAATGTTCCTAACTTCTGGATTCTTGGTGAGGATGATTGATATGATTATTCTGTCCGAGCCAGATGATATTAGCAAGTATTATTGCGCTGATGGCACTGAGGCATTTGAGCTGCATAGAGCGGGCTTCATTCCAAAATATAAGTGGGACGATTGTATCTACTTCGCTCTAACTAAAAAGTTATTGAAGTATCTTGCCGATAAAGGCGTAGAGCTTTGATATAATAAGGAGAAAGATTTATGAGTGAATATCAAGCTATTAAGAATCCTGCTGAAGCAAGACGGTTGCTTAAATTGGGCAATCCTATTGTGGATATTGCTCCGAAAAGAGAATATGGTAAAGAAAATGAAACTGTGTTCTTTTTTAAGGTGACAGATAAGCTATATAAGGATTTAGGCTGGAAAAAGTGAAAGGAAGATTGAGTGAATGGCGAGAGAGATAATTTGTGGAATTTATAAAATTACAAACTTGGTGAATGGGAAAACATATATTGGTCAAAGCCAAGATATTTATAGAAGATGGACTCAACACAAAAAGATAGGGAAAAGTAAAAGAGGATATAATAATTATAGGAATCAACCTTTATATAGAGCTTTAAGAAAGTATGGTATTCATAATTTTTCTTTTGAAATCATAGAAATATGTAGCCAAGCCATACTTTCTGAAAGAGAGATATACTGGATAGATTACTATGATTGTACTATTTATAATAATAAAGGATATAATTTAACTCATGGTGGAGAGTCCAATAATGGAGAAACACAAAAAGTTCCTGTTTATCAATATGATTTAGAAGGTAATTTTATAAAAAGATATGATAGTATAATAGAAGCAACCGTTGCTATTGGTGCAAATAGAGATAATGGTCTTGTCCAAAACGCTTTACAAAGAACTAAAAATGGTGGCATGGCGGGAGGATACCAATGGCGATATGAATTTTACGAAAAAATACCACCATATAAAATCTATTATAAACATTATAAAGTAGCGTGTTATAATAATCAAGGTTATTTGGAAACAACATTTGATAGTGTTAAAGATGCTGCGGAATATTTTAATTGCGATAAGAGCGCCATTGGATATTGTTGTAAACAAGTTTCCAAATTTTGTAAAAATAAAATATTTAGATATTATACAGACACGCCTTTAGAAACAGTTGAAGTCCCTATATTAAAAAGAGCTGGAGGGAAAGGGAAGCCTGTTGTTCAAATTAAAGATGGAGAAATTATAAATATATTCAACTCTGCTCAAGAAGCTGCCCAAGTGTTGAATAATGGGATTCCAAATCCAAATGGTGCAAACTATATAGGGAAAATTTGTAGAAAAATTCCTAAGTTTAAATCTTATAAGGGTTATACATGGGAATTTTTAAATAAATAATCAAAATTAAAGGAGGTGAGATATTGGAAAAAAACTTTAGTTTTGCAGTTGAAGATATTCAAAGAATCAATTTATCTGAGTATGAAGATGATGAATTTGCGGTGGCTAAAATGGGTTACTTATCCACTAAACCAAATAGTCACGGGTTAAAAATTTCTGAAAAAGTTTTAAGAGAAAGTGCCTCAACAGTTCTAAATAAGTGGCTTGTTGCAGATATGACGGGCATTGTTGATGCGGGGACGCATACTAAAGAAGAAAAAATTGTGGGGCGAATTCCAAAAGAACAGGATGTAGAATTTGTTTATGATGATGATGGTTATTTAAGAGCCTATGTTGACGTAGTTATAAGCAAAATTTACGCTAAGGACTTTTGTAAAATTTTTGAAGAAGAAAACAATCGGGCTGTTAGTGTAGAAATGCGAGTACTTTCTAATGAAGATGACGAAAATTTAGTAGAGTCTTTTAAGATTGTTGGGGTTACGACCCTTGGAAAACAAATTCGCCCAAGCTGTCCAGATTCAGATATTGAGTTTACTCGATTCTCACAAGAAGAAGCCGATAAATTCTTTTCTAAAGTCCACAACAACAGTCTCACCGTTTTGAAAAAGTTCGTGGAAGAAAGGAAACACTCTATGGCTGAAAAAAAATATGTATCTCATCCCATCAACACTTCTAAAGACGCCGTTTATACTGGTGAGTGGGATGGAAACAAGGCCAAGCAAGATTTGATTAAAGAGAGGAATTATAAATCTCTCGCACCAAAGGTCTGTCTCAATCTTGAGGAAGGATGGGAGGGCAGAGAGGTGACTAAGCTTGGCTACCCCGTAATGGGGCTGTTCGACGGCGAATGGCGTTATTCAACTCGTGCTCTTGCGTCTGCTTTGGCTTATGCTAAGCAGAATGACGAGCAGGAGGTTTTGAATAAATTAAAAGAAATCTATGATGAATTAGATTTGAATGAAGAGGGAAAGGAGGACGATGAAAAAATGAGCAAAGAAGTTGCATTTGCGGCTGTTGACCTCAATTGCCCTGAAGAGTTCAAACATCTCATGGGTGAAGAGGGTGAGCCCAAAGATGAGCCCGACGAAAAAGACGCAATTATTATGCAGAAAGATGCCGAAATCGACGAACTGAGAAAAGAGCTCGACGAGCTGAAAGCATACAAGGTTGCGATTGAAGAAAAAGAAATCGCTAAGCGTGTTGAAGATATTTTGGACGAAGTCAAAGATTACCTTGATGATGACAAATATCAAGAACTGCGCACCGAGGGACTTGCTTGTAGCAAGGACGAGATTGATGCTTTTAGTAATAAGGTTAAGGCACAGTGCTTTAATGCATTCAAAAAGGCGGCAAAGAAAAATGCGGATAAAATCTTCGCATTCTCTAAGCCGATTGAAATTCAAAAGAAAGATATGTCTACCATGAATGTATGGGACAGAATCAAAGAAAATTATTAAGATAGGAGATTAAATAATATGGCTAAGAATCATGGCATTCTGATTTCCTCGCACTTGATGGCGTGGGACAATGATGCGCTGACTATGTGCGGCGTATATGCAGACGGCGACCTTGATAATGGTCAGCTTGTCACTCTTAAAGGCATTCGCAAGGATGCATCTACTGGCGCAGTGAAAGGTTATGACTACGAAGTTACACCCGCAACGGCTGGCGCTGATAATGTTTGGCTCGTTGAGAGCCCTGAGCTCGGCTATACGCTTGAGACGCAGATTCACGATGACCCGCGTTACTTCTACAATGAAGCTGGTAAGCCGATGAGCTTACGTGCTATCATGGACGGTGTTGACTGCTTTGAAATCACTAAAGAATTGTTTACATCTGGCACTCTCCCCGCTGTTGGTGACATCGGCAAGTATGTTGCTCCTGATGCCAACGGTAAGTATGCGGCTCCTGTATCCCCGGCACCTGTGTCTGGCGCTTACTTCCGCATTGAGGGTCTGACGACAATTAAGTGCGGCTTTGAGGAAATTCCAGCTGTTCTCCTGCGCTGCATTAAGAACTACCACTAATTAAGAGACTTTGAAAGGAGAATATTATAATATGCTGACGAATCAAGAATTGGTTAAGTTTGCTGCTGGAAACACTGATTTCTATGAAGCAGCAATGTCTTATATCGTAGATAAAGAGCGTTCATCTGAGAAGAAAGGTCTGCTTCAGACTGCTTTCATGTCCGAGGTTGAGCGCAAGTCTGGCGTTGCTCGTGAAGGGCTTGAGCAGGATGCGTGGATTAACCATCCGTCTGTTCAGTGGGCTTCACTTTCGATTGCAAATGCGGTTGTCCGTGCAATCATTCCGCAGACCATTCTGCCTCAGTTTAACTTATTTGCTGATATGCGTACTGAAAACGCTGGCGACGTGGTTAAGTTCCGTGTGCCTGCAAGAGGTTACTATCTTGTGAGTAAGGGTAAAATTGCTGCCTGACAGCATAACCGCCCTGCTTGTCGGGTGACTGGCAAGTATTCCATGTTAATTGCTTTTAATCCCTAAAGTTGCGCACACCACAGCACAAAGATGAAACAGGCTTAAATGCGATGGTTGTGAAAACAGAAAAAAGTGGCGCAAATAGACACATGGTTAAATCCTAAATGTCTGTGTAAATGGGTGTTTAGCATCCACATCCCGAATAGGGATAGGTTCAACGATTATCTCCTTATGGGAGAGTAAGGCGCAAGCTTATGGCGCTCGAAAAATATGGCTCTTATGTATTTAATGTAATATATCTTGACAAATTTAATTTATTGAAAGGAGGTGTATATATGTTAATCAAAGGACAGTTTGTAGAAATTTCTTGGATGCCAACTAATCGTGAACATTATCGGCTTCTTGGCTATGAATATACTGGAATGCGAAAAAAGTTTATGGTTAAGGTTGATGATTTATGTTATTGTTCGCATCAACATGTGCGTGTTATTTGTGATTATTGCGGAAAAGAGTTTAAGAAGCAATATGTAAATCTTTTGAATGAAAGAATTGACGGCAAAGATTGTTGCAAGAAATGCCAACCGATAAGATTTGCAGAGTCTTGCATGAAGAAGTATGGTGTTCAAAATCCATTTCAATTAGATTCTGTAATAAAGAAGACAAGAGAAACGAGTCTTAAAAAATATGGTACTGAAAGACCTTGTCAAAGCAAAGTTATCAAAGAAAAGATTGCGGAAACAAATAAGGAAAGATATGGTAATATCTGCACATTACAATCCGAAGAAATTAAAAAGAAGGCAATCGATACTTTGATAAAAAGGTATGGCGTTGATTCCGCTTTTAAGTCTGATGAAATACTCGAGAAAATAAAAGCAACGAACGAGAAAAAATATGGTACTGGGAATATAGCGCACACGCCTCTTATATCTCAAAAGATAAAGGAACGTAATATGGAGAAATATGGTGTTCCGTATACTACGCAAGCACCAGATGTTATTGCTAAAATGCGACAATCCTTATACAAGAATGGTTCTGTTCCATCGTCTAAAGCAGAGATTGCAATGTGCGAATTGTTACACGAGATGTATGGCGAAAATAATTGCAAGGATAATTTTGCATTAGATAGGATGAATATGGATTGTCTTGTTAATGTTGACGGCATCCTTATTGATTTTGAATACGACGGATATTACTGGCATAGAGATAGAGAGGACTATGATAGAAGAAGAAATTATTATCTGTTAGATAGAGGATATAGAATTGTTAGAATAAGCGCAAATAAAAAAGACGATTTGCCATCTAAAGAACAGATAATAGAGGCGGTTGATTATTTAGTCAAGGGTAATCACCACTTGGTATATATTGATATGAATACATAAGATGAAGATATAATCTGAGCTTGCATGAAAGTGCAAGATGTCTGCCCTTGGTTCTTGGGTAAGACTGCGCAAAGGGTTGCGCCTTTGTGTGAACACGACTGTGGTCGTTCTGAAAGAACTTCCTTTAGACAGCACGGCTATTCTACCGACGTAACTGTTGCACCAGAGGAACGCATTGTTACCGTCTTTGCTAAGATGTACAACGTTCTCGCAGGCAAGGAAGATATCGGCGAAATGCTGATGTGGGTTGTGGCGTCTATCAATGCTGCAATGTATGGTGATGCTCTGAACGTTCTGACAGCTGGTCTGGCTACAATTCCTGCTGGTGCTCTGAGTGTTACTGGCGCGTTCGACCTCAAGACGCTTGTCAAGATGGGCGAAACTGTGCAGTATCGTAACGGTGGTGTGCGTCCTGTATTTGCAGGATCTGCTACTGCGCTTATGAATGTTGTTCCTGACGGAACTTCTGGCTATCGTATGAATGTTGACGGCGAAGGCAACGGAAAAGTCGAGCTTATGAGAAGTATTATGGGCTTTGACGTGCTGAAGCTTGACAATGCAGTTGGCGCTGATGGACAGCTCATTCTTCCTGATAACAAGATTTATGTTGTTTCTCCGTCTCAGGACAAACTTCTGAAAGGCGTTCTGTCTACAAAATTGACGAACAGCAATGACTTCTATATGAATGCCGACATTACCAGCAACTTTACGCAGAGAATCAGCTATGCATTTGCATATGCTTCTTCTGCTTACGCTGGAATTTACACAATTCAGTAAACAATGTTTTTATAGGAGCGGATATAATTGTCCGCTCCTATATATTTAAGAACAAACGGAATAAAAGGAGATAAACATGGCAGGAAAAACCAGTGGGGCAAACAAGCCCAAGACAACGAACAAAGCCGCCAATGATACATCTGCTCTGCTTGAACAACAAGTAAAAGAATTAAAGGCTCAGATTGCAGCAATGCAGGAAGCTTTGAAGGCACAGCCTGCGCCAATTACTTACCAAGTTCAGGCAACCGATGCGCCGCAAAACACTAAAACAAAAACTGTTCGATTTATCAGCCTTGTGCCAGGAACGCTCGTTTTGCGAGGCACAATGATTTGGAAAATCGAGGGACAGTTTAATTATCGTGATTTTCTTGAGACCGAAGCTGCAATTATTGTAAACAATATGAGCGAATGCATTAGAAGCGGAAGCGTTTATATTGCTGATGCAGAATTTGTTGAACAACATAATCTGACAGAGGTATACAGATATTTACTTTCTGATGCTGATTTGTCACATTTGTTTGAATTGGATGCAAAGAGCGTTATAGAAACATATAAGAATTGCTCTGACTCTCAGAAGAACATTATTGAGAATATGATTCTTGAAAAGGTGTCTAAGGGCGAAGAGGTTGATGCGAATATCACGCAACAGATTGGCAGACTGAGCAAAATTGACTTTTTGGCAGATGTTGGAGCGGATGAGAACGAGGTGAAATAATTGACCTCATTTGATATAGTTGAGACCCGTGCGCTTGCAGTCATTGAAGATTATAAGTTAAAAAAGCTATTTGATTCAAGTATTGACGGGTTTGAAAAATATTGTGATGGATTGCTCATGGTAGCGATTCCACAGTTTTATGAATGCTTAAAGTCTTTGCGATATGACGAGGCGGCTCGGACATTTAGTGAGGATTTGGATGAGCAGGAAGTCTCTATTCTTGCCAATTTCTTTGTCATTACTTGGTGGCAGAGAGAAAATAACAATGCTGCGCAGATTGCTTTGAAGTTAAAAAGTAATAATTCGTTCAGTTTTAACTCTGAAGCCCAAAATTTCAAAGAGAAACAGAATGTTATCGACAAACTGCGTGAAGAGAATGCAAGACAGATAAATGCATATCTTGCGGCAAACTTAGACAGCATAGATTTATGAGGAGGCGTTATGAGCAAAGATAAAAGGGCAGACGCTTTCTATAAAATTTTAGGTTTATTTGAGGATGCCGACACGGATGATAAGTTCACTGCTTACTTAAAATATTTGTCTCGGTTATGCGTAAAATTGCGCGGTCGCGGTGATATGGAAGCATATGAGACAGTCCGTGGCTTGCATGAGATGGGGCACGATGTTTCGCACGATACTGTAAAATCAGTTGTCTTTCATTTGATAGGCGGTCGGGAGGTGTAATACATGGCGTTGCAGTATTACACAGCCACTCCGAACAATCAATATAGAGATTTGATGCAGGCATTCATTGATGACCAATGGGACAACACTTCCGCATTATCGCCAGCTAATGGCGGGGCGTTGCTTGAACAGTGGGATATTGGCTCAAAAGATTTCTATCCTATTGAGGCGTGGATTGACACGACCGTTGATGATGTAACAAGTGGGGCAAGAGACGCCAGAGATTTCTTAAAACTTATTTTTAAGGATATTTATCACAGAGTACCCCGCGGATTACAATATAAATTCGACGGAAATACTTGGCTGGCTACAAGCTCTAATCCGTTTGGTGGACTGCCTAAATCAGTGAATATTCGCAGATGCAATAACGCTCTGAGAATTATTGACCCGCTGAATGGCGCGGTGATTAGCATGCCTTGTATTGTTGAATATGATGCTGGCTCTCCGATGAATCAGGTCGGCAGATATGTTATTACGCCCAACAATCACTTGACCGTTATGGTGCAGGGCTCTGAAGAAACTTGGCGGTTATTAAGGCTGAATACAAGATATATTCTCGGTGCCCGTGTATTTAAGCTTAGTGCGTATCAAAATGCACTGAATAACGCAGACGAGGGTATCCCGTCGTTGCTTTATTTAGACCTTTATCTCGACGAATTGCATGATGGGGATAATATTGATACGCAGATTGCTGATAATGGCAAGTTTGATTACAGTATTTCTATCAACTCTGACGATGTTTCGGTCGCGACCGGTGCTGGCACGAAATTGACAGCCACGGTACTATTGAATGGAGAAGAAGTTGAACGCGATATTGAATGGGTGTCCAGTAATACAAGTGTTGTTACAATTGATAATAATGGGCAATATACTGCCGTTGGTGCCGTAGGAGATGCAGCTACTATTACGGTACAGCTCAATGGCAACACAAATGTGTCGGCTGCTATCACTGTGACGATAGCAGATATTGAGAAACAATCGGCAAACATTGTTATAAGCCCGTTGTTTGAAAAGATTCGGCAGAATGATAATATTTTATTTAATATTGCTATCGAATATGGTGGCTCGACAAGAATGGACTTAGAAGATGTTGTTGTCGCAATTGCTGATGCTGACAGAGAATTTGTTACGATTGATAAAATAGACGATTTACAATATCTCATGACATGCAAGAAGATTGCAAAGCAACCTATCGAAATGGAAGTATCGGCAAAAATCGCAGGAACGGATATTTATGCCGATAAAGTTTTTGCCGTTAAGACCGTAGGGATGTTTGGATAAGGAGGGGTTAAATGTTTAATAGCTTAGCAGCATTGCCGCCTTCATTATACAACATTATCAATTATCTTGCAACAGATAAATCGGTCGAAGCCGAAAATTTGTGGAAGATGCTAAAACACAACGATTATGATGCGCTGAATAAACCAAATTTAACAACGAGCGAAAAGCTTGATATGCTTTGGAGAAGTGGTCCGCAAGAAAAGTATAGCGTCTTTCTAACAAATCTGATTGAGGATGCATTGCCTCAATCAAAATGTGTGTTCAAACTGTATGACTATATGGTTCAGCCCGAGGGGGCGTATGTGTCCTCTGTTATTTATGCCTTTGATTTTCTTTATGGCGGGCAAATGTCGTTGGTCGAATATGATGGCATTCCTGTGGCGAGGGGCGATGTCTTTATTAACTCCATTTTATCCGTACTTAATGGTGTGACAGTTGGTGGGGTTGGCAAACTTATGCTTGACGATGATTTGTCTCGTTATTGTGGTGCGAAGTCTGTGGTCGGGAATCAAAAGACATTTACTGGATACGTTCTGTATTTGGCAACAAATATGGGCGATACAGGCATAGGCGAGGGCTGCGATGATTGACCGCGAAATATTGCGGGAACAATACTTTCAATTTGACGATCCCGTTCCGTATGATTTGGGAGATGGCAAAGAAGTTGTTGTCACACCTGTTAAAATGAAGCATAGTGAGTTATTTACAACTTGCGCGCAAATTCTTATGATTGACAAAAACTCAAGCCCATCTGTTGAGATAATTCAGATGCCATATTTGAAATTTTTGACAGATGTTTTATTCCCACAATCTGGTGTTTATCCGCTTAATTTGGGAACAATTTGTGCGATTTGTTTGGGAATGAAAAATCCACAGATTATATTGGATAAAAAGGGAAAACCCGCAATATGCGATAGCGAACTTGGCATAACAATCAATTGCCAACAGTTTGACGACATATCAAAAATAATTTTATATCAAAACTTCGTTGATTATGACGATAGATACATTGACCCGGATTTTAAGAAAGCCATGCGCGAGACGGACGAATTAAGGAACAAAAATCTTGAAATTCCGAACACTGAGCGTAAAATGGCAATTCTGACATCACACACGGGGATTAAGCGCGCCGACATAAAAGAAATGACTATGCGGGAATTCTCGCTTGTTTTTGCAGAAGTTGTTGGCGAAGTGCAATATATCGCAACGACATCCATAGCGGCTTTTGGTGGTGGCGATATTGATCACTGGGTCTATCGGAAGAAGCGCGGGGCATTTGATTCATATATTACCGATGTGGATGCTTACACACGGTCTATGGGCGGCAGTTCGTCAATTCGGACTGTTACAAACGACGCATCTTATGGGAATGAGATGCAAAGCAAATTTGACAATTTCCTAAATAAAAATAATATAGGAGGAACATAATGGCTAAGAAATTTCTTGCTGGGGTTGCAAGAGCATTGCTGTTTGCAAACGATGAGCTGATTGCAGTATGCAAGACGCTTACTGAAAGCACCTTTAACTTCGCCATTGAGAATGAGGAGGTCAGAGCAGGAGCTGCCAATGGGCTTTGGGGCAAATACTTCCACGACAGTGCTCTGAATCTGACGATTACTGACGCTATGTTCTCGCTTGAATACATGGCGCTTAACCTCGGTGTTGATATCAACCAAGGCGGCATTACTCTTTATGAGTCCGCTGCTGCAGGCGAAACCGTTGCTGCAGGTGGCACGATTACTCTTGCGAATGCGCCTGTTGCTTTTGATGGCTCTATTATTGCATGGTATAAAAAGCCTGCTGATGCTAACTGGACAATCGGTACTGTTACAGGTAGCACTCTGACTATTGGTGGCGCGCAGGCCGGCGACAAATATTGTGTTAAGTATTTTTATCAGAATGCAAATGCGCGTTCTCTTAAAATCAAGACGCAGTATGTGCCGAAGGTTGTGCACATCGTTCTTCTGAACGACCTATTTAGTGGTGAGACTGCAGACGTTGGTTCTGCTACAAAATACGGTAGACTGATTGTTGACATTCCGAGCTTCCAGTTGGACGGCTCAAACGAGATTTCTCTCACGTCTTCTTCTGTGGGCAACATTTCTCTGTCCGGCTCTGCGCTTGCAGTTGACGAAGGCGACAGCTGTGAGGAAGACCCGTACTATGGCACTATGACCGAGGAAATCTTTGGCGCAGACTGGAAGGCAAATGTTCGAGCACTTGCGCCTGTTCCGTCTGACATTACCATGAAAGTCAGCACGAGCACGACCATTGATGTTTATGGCGTATTTGGTGGAATGACCGCATCTAAGAAGCTGAACAACGCAGACCTGACCTTTGCGGTCGATTCTGGCTCTGCTGTTAATGTTGGGGCAAACACTGGTGTGATTACTGCCCAGTCCACATCGGGCGACGCAGTTGTCAGTGTTAAGCTTACTGGCACGGAAGTTGACCCCGCATTTGTGCATATTACTGTTGAGCAGTAAATAAAATAAAGGGAGGGGTTATTATAAATAATTCCTCCCTATTTTTTAATTATGTGCGAATTTAATAAAAAAGATATGTGTTTGGCAAGAAATGACAAATGCCCATTTGTTTATTTTTGCGATAAAATACAGGATTATAAGCCTATGAAATCAATGCCAAAAGATTGTAATGTTAAGATGAGCGCAGTTGCGCCGATTGGTTATAACAAAGTGGCATATGAGCGTAAGGGCTATTTGTATGTTTATTTAGATGCGGATACTATTATTAAGGTTAAAAACACGTTAAATAAAATTCCTCCATACATAAAGCTCAGAAAAACAAGTAGCGGGGAATACAAAATAGGAAAGTGATAGTTGTCAACATGGAAGATTTGGAACGGAGGCTCGGGAAGGTAGAGAATAGGGTCACTGCCCTTGAGACGGCGCAACCTTACTTAGGGCAGTTACTCAACAAAAATATTCAAGTCTGCGACGACTTGAATAAGGCAGTATCTTCTTTGCAGATTACAATGACACAAATCAGTGACTCTTTGGCAACACAAGGACAACAAATAAGCGCTATTAAGGGCGATGTAGATACATTAACAAAAGCTGTTAGGCGTGTTGATGAAAAAGGCAAGTTGGATGCTGTGTTGTGGATAAAAGACCACTGGATTCAGATTGCGTCGCTTTTAGCCGCGACAGGAGCGATTATTACCGCTTTAGTTAAATGAATTAAACGGGGGAACGGAATAAATGGAGTATAATATTACGAAAGAATATTTGACATATGCTGAGATTCAGAACATTGTAGACCAAGTAGTTAAAAGCAATATATGGAGTGATAGACAACAGATTATTGATATGCTCGTGCTTTGTTATTGCACCGATATTGGGCAAGATAAGATTGCAGAAATCGGTCATGAGCGGATGTTGATTGATGGCGTGATTGACGATGTGCGCGGACATGTAAAGAATTATTATCAGATTCGTCAGGCATTGCAATATACCGAATCTACGGCACGGGCAATTATGCAACTGTCTACAGAATTTCTGCCGAAATTGCAGAAGGCTCTGAAATCTCACGACGATACCAAAAAGAAGGTTAAAAAGGGTTGAGCCAAACCGTAAACACATTTGGCGCATTGCGCGCCGAGATGAAAGAGCGCCTAAAGCCCGTGCTTGAATATGTAATAGAAAAAATTGCGGATTATAACAAGAATGCGATAAGCTTCTCTGTGTACTCTAAGGGACATCCCGATGTATACGAGCGTACATTTGAATTTCTTGACGCATGGTCAACGGAAGAAAAATTTGAGTCCGATGCATTATATAGCACGCATTTTTATGATTCAAGCAAAATTAGGACAAGAGACCGTGGGCAACACACATCTGTCATAAACGATTCAGATGTTGCCTATGCACTCGCCGACATTATCTTTGAAGGCAAGGCTGGCAGAATATTTGGTAGCGGATTTTGGACTAAGCGCAGAAATGCATGGGGCATGCTTGACAAATATGTAACCAAGCGGCGCTTAAAACAATGGGTTGAGGAAGGAATGAGACAGGTGGGGCTTGCCTATAAATTCACGGGCAAATACCCAGAGCAATCTCACTATGAAGTATGATCACATTATCACTGGATTGCAGTACATCTTGCACGGGATATGCGGTTTTCGATGAAGATAAGCTCATTCATTATGGCTGTATTAAGCCCGATGGAGATAGTTGGCGAGAAAGGCTGACACATGAAGGTGCGCCATTATCTGAACTGATTAAAACCTATAAACCAAATAGGTTAATCGTAGAGGAAGTACCATTGAAGGCGGCGAATATTAAGGTTTTGATGATTCTTGGGGCTGTTCAAGGATATGTTCTTGGTATAGCAGCGTCTCATCATGTGCCGATTCAGTTTGTACTTCCTCAGAAATGGCGTAGCGACATAGGAATTTTTGACGGCACAAGAGAAGGCACAAAACGGGACGTATTAAAAAAGAAGTCCGTTGAGAAAGCCAATGAGTTGTTCGGACTGGACTTGAATTGGGTGTCTCCGTCAAGCAGTAAGAACGACGACGATATAAGCGATGCCATTCTTTTGGGCTGGAGCCAAATTCATAAATAAAAGGATGGTGAATTATGGCGAATAAAAACACGAGCTGGAATATTGGCGTAGGTATTGAGATAAAAACAAGTACGCGAGAAATTCAGCAACAACTGAATGCAGCGGCGAAAAATATCACTCTTAACATCGACGCAAAAGGGGCTAAGGAAGCGTCTGACGGAATAAGTAAGCTGTCAAAGAACATGGACAAAGCCTCGTCCAAAGCGAAAAAATTTGAACTAACATATCAAGCGGCAAACATGATTATGGAGAAGAGTGTAGAAATTATTAGTTCTATGGTCTCGGAAGTCTATACTATGAATGCCGCGCAGGTCGAATTATCAAAGGTTACAGATTTGTCCGGCGAATCAATGGACGAATATGTAAGCAAGCTAACCGACATGGGAGCAGAAGTTGCTAAGACGGGTAAACTATGGACGGGAGCCCGTGTGATGGGATGGTAAACCAGCACAGAGAATTGTTCAAAACCCAGTAAAACCTAAAGCCTGTTTAACTACAACATAGGGATGAAATAAGCCCAAGTGTGAATGTGGGAAACTGTTAAAAATAAGCAGGATAGCATATGGTTGAAAGACCTAAGTGTAATAAAACAATGGTAGATTGGGCGCGAAGTCCCGAACAGGGATGTGTCAAGAGACTTTATAAGTTCAACCCCTCCAAATCAAACAGGGTGAAGAAATAGTCCAGAATATTTTGAAAAAGGTATTGACAATCTAAAAGTTATGTGTTATAATTGCATCAACAAAGAAAGGCGGGATTGATTATGTTGTTAATTGCAGTTCCTTTGATGATGCTTTATTGTGTCTGCTATGGCATTGCTTGTTTTTTCAGGCATGTTGTTTTTGGCATTCCTTTTGATAAGGATGTTGCTAAGAAGAATAATCCAGAGCAATACAGAAAATGGGAAGAAGAAGATAGGCGGGCAGCCGAGCAGTACAGAAAAGAAGAAAAAGAGCATAACGATTGGGGATTTATTGATTACTCCAAGAAAGATTGAATAATGTCCCAAATGGTGGAATCTGCTACTCAATTCGCGAAATCTGGGTTCAACGAAACCGATGCCGCGCAATTAGCAAAGGTATCCTCCATGTACCAAAACATCGCCGATGAGCAACTTTCGGCGGGTGAAGCATCTGAGTTTATTATTTCTCAGATGAAAGCATTTAATATTACTGCTGAGGACAGCATACACATTGCGGACGCTGTGAATAATGTCAGCAATCACATGTCTGTTTCCTCAGCAGATTTAGCTCGAAACCTCGGAAATATGTCTGCCGCAATGTCTGTTGGCGGAAATACGATGGAAGAGAGCATTGGCTTAGGTTAATAGGTCAATTAAAAACCTATAAATTGACGGGAAGTTCCTTAGAGCTCTATATACTAAACCGTATTAGTAATAATGCGGCGGAGCAAGTAATGACTGCTGTATAGTAACAAATATAGAGATTGGATAATCCGCAGCAAGTTATCAATAGGTCATTGATAACTGTTCAACGACCAGTAAGTCCTACTAATTCAGTAGGCATACTCGCAAGCGCGGGGAAACATAGGTGAAAAAGATATGGTCTAATCTCTGTCGAAAGGCAGAGGGCTAATAAAGCCGTTTAGAGAGTAGCGTCTCTAAGTAAATAAATTATGTATTAACTGGCATTACCGAGATTACTCGTTCAGCGGCATCCGCATCTCGTGCATTAGTAACAATCCAAAGCAGATTTAATCAAATTGTAGATGAATCATCAAGCACTGGTAAGAATCTGTTAAAATGGTACACAGAGCACGGAATTGCGGTCAAGGATGATGCAGGGCAATTAAGGTCGCTATACGATGTTATGTCCGACCTTGCGCCTATGTGGGATTCACTTAGCAAGAATGAGCAATCATATTTCATGCAACAGCAGGCAGGTGCTCGCCGGTCTCAAAATCTCGCCGCACTGCTTTCCAACTTTAATTCTGTTCAAAAAGCAACAGAACTTGCATATAATTCGTCAGGCTCTGCAGCAGCAGAAAACGCAAAAGTACTTGAAGGTCTTGAAGCAAAAACAAACGCATTAAAAGCAACATGGCAAGATTTTGCAAACAAAACCATTGACAGCGAATTGGTTAAGTCTTTGTTGAACTTAGCTAATGGAGCGCTGAAAATTTTGAATACTGGCGTTGGAAGGACGATAACTCGGTTTACATTGCTTAGTGGTGTGTTTGTTGGGCTTGGCGGTGTTATAGCGCAAGTTGTTCCTGCTATTATTGCTGCTTTCAAGGGTATTAAGATTTCGGCTGTTGGTGCAACTGCTGCGATGCAAGGATTTAAGGCATCTATTCCTGTTGTTGGAGTTGTGCTGGCGGCGTTGTCTACAATTATTATTGGTATTACGTCTGCACTTAAAAATCAGAACGCTGCAATCGAAGAATTGCAACAATCTATTGATGCAGCCAATGATGCATATGATGATGCCGTTGCAACTGCAAACGCAAATGAGATGCAGGCGAAGTCTTTGGTCAGCACGATTGAAGAACTTAATAAGGTTACGAAGTTGTCTGAAGAACAACAGTATCGTTATGAAAGCGCGGTAAATAAACTCAACGAGATTTATCCTGATTTGAACCTCAACATCGACAAGCATACGGGCAAAATCAAAGAAGACACGAAAGCTATTCGTGATCGTATCGAAGCGATGAAGCAAGAAGCGCTTCAAGCTGCGTTGCAAGAGAAACGAACGGCAGAATATAAGGTTATTGCAGACGCAAAGCAAAGCCAGTATGAAAGCGTCGACAAGTTAAGGGGCATACTCCAGGAATGGCAGAATGTGTTGCAAGTTCCAGAAGAAAAGCCACTTTATCTTCCAGATAGATTTTGGAACGCCGAGAATGCTCTCAAGGATATAAACTTAGAAACGGCGTCCGTAGAAGAGCTTCTTGATTTATATGAGACATTAAAGACTGCAAGGTATGGGTCGTCAAGTTCGGACTATGATGAAGAAATATACCCGTGGGCGTTTGGGTGGTACAGACATGAATCTGATGCTGCGGCAGATGAAGTAGATAAATACCAAGAGAAAATCGAAGAAGCCGAAAACAATCTTAAAGACATTGATAGAGCTGCCCAAGATTTGTCAACAACCATAGTACAGCTCAAGACAAATACAGAAGAAAATTCTAATGCCGAAGAGGTTCAGCTTAAAAATGCAGACGATTTAAAGAAAGCATATGATGCGCTTGATCATGCAATAAGCGATTATGGCAAGTATCAACAGTTGCAATCAAAGACTCAAGAAGAGCTCAATGAGGCGTTGCCTGGCGTTATTGATTATCTATACGACGAAAATGGCGCACTCACAGATGTTGGCAAAAGCGCATTGGCGGGTAGCCGCAAGCTTGCTGATTTTGCCATCGCACAAAAAGAGGCTGAAGTCAACACAAAGAAAGCGACATTAGAATTTCTAAAGCAAGCAAGCGCCATGGACCTTATGAGGATGGGGTTCGATGGTATTGCGCCAACCGTAGAGGATATTGAAAAACAGATAGACCAAGCCGAAGACCAACTTGAATATCTGAAGTTGTGGAGAGACGCCTATTCTATTGTTGAGGAAGAATCTAAGAAAAAATCTAAGTCAAAATCTAAGTCTACAACCGATGCCTACAAAAAAGAATTTACAGACTGGCTTGCATACAAAGACTATCAACTTGCAACGGATAAAATTACAGAAAAGCAGTATTATTCTGAGCTTGCTGAGATGGTCGATAAATTCTTTAAGGGCAAATCCAAATATCAAGAAGAATATTGGGAATACTCTGCAAAGATTTATGCGTATGAAAAGAAGCACATGCAAGAGTTGGTCGAAAAATCGACTAAGGCGGTTGAGGACGCCGTTGATAAAATCAACGAAAGGTACGATTCTGAACTGTCGCGGCTTGAAAAGGTTAATGATGCTCTATCCGACCAAATTGAATATGAGAAGCTGCTCGATGAAATGGCCAAGGCAAGAGAGCAGAAAAAGCTCGTATATAAAGATGGCAGATTCCAGTATGTGCAAGACGCGGACGCAATATCTGCTGCACAGGCTAAGCTTGACGAATATAATCGCAAGCAGGCATTAGAGGCAAGCAAGGCTGATATTGAAGCCCGCAGAAAAGCAGAGGTCAGACAGACCGTTCTTGCTAAGATGCAAGCTAATAGTGCAGCATGGGCAACGGCTACAAGTCCTGCTGAGCGCGAGGCATTGCATAATGCAAATGTTGAATTGGCTAAATTGCTTGAAGATAATTCGACATATAACGCCGCAACGGGCAAATGGTCAAGTTATGCTGGAGGTACACTCGGCGCAACTGGTGGCATAAGTCTTGTTGGAGAGAACGGTCCGGAAATGCGCATCCTTAATCGCGGTGACGGCATACTCACAAGTGGCGTTACAAAGAATTTGTTTGCATGGGGAAGTACATCTCCAAGTGATTTTGTGTCTGCGCTTAAAGGCTTAATGGGCTTTAAGTTCGGCAGTTCCAGCAACACTACTGTGAATGTCAACAATCTTGAATTGCCAAATGTAACAAATGCAAGAGAATTTGTAACTGGGCTGAAAAATCTTGCACTTCAATATGCTTACGAGAGGGGATAATCGGGTATAATGGACGAGTATAAAGAATTATTCGATGCAATTACAATTCTAATTGAAAGAAAAATGCAAAAATGCACACAAGTATTCAATGGAATTGTAACCCTCTCTTCAAATACAAACGTCACTGTCAATGGTAAGGCATATAAACTGCCCGTGTATGGCGGGACAGAATCTGCCATTGTCAATGGTACTGTTGTTAAGGTAATTGTACCTCAGGGCGATTTTTCACAAGCATTCATACTTATTTAACAATAAACGGAGGTAATAGTTATGGCAAACATGAACGCAATTGATGTTTCGTTGTATCAGACTATTTATGACGCTAGCGCACTGAAGCAAGATGGCATTAAGTTGTGCATGATTAAGGCTTCACAGGGCAGATATTTGAACGGCTATGGCAGCTTCTTCAAAGACAGAAAAATGGACGAGCATGCACAGAAATGCATTAACGCTCATTTACCTATTGGATTCTATCATTTTCTTTGCGCATTCAATTCACAGGAAGCGAAGCAGGAGGCAAAGCAGTTTTTGAAGGCGATTAAGCCGTATGCACAGTACGTGTCCTATGTAGCTCTTGACTGCGAGAATTATAACAACACGGCATTGTTGTGTCAAAATAGAACGCAGTTGACAGATTCTTGTAATGCATTTATGAAAATTTGTGAAGATGCTGGATATCTGCCTATACTTTATACAAACCCAGACCATCTTAGTAACAAACTTTATGCTAACCGCATTAAGTATCCTCTGTGGGTAGCACTGTACGGTGAGGATAGACCGCAGTACGATACAATGATTATGTGGCAAAAAGGGCCTGTTAGTCCGAACGGTGTGACGGCCAATACTGACGGGAACATCTGCTATATTTCAGATGCCGCACTTGCTGTTATAGAACTGGCAGAAAAAGGATTTATTGCATCTCCGACATATTGGATTAACCAACTTGGTAATGTTAAGTGGTTGCCCGAATTGTTTGTGCAGGTAAACGGCGCGTTTAATTATCGCATTGGCCGTTCTAATACAGTCGATGAAGCATGTAATTACATGAAAGAGCAGGGCGTAATGAACAGCCCTGAATACTGGATAGCACAGTCCAAAAAGGTTAAGCATCTTGCCGATTTGCTGAAAAACTTTGGAGGCGGCAGAAAATAATATATATAATGTCTAACGAGGGCGGGCATAGTCTCGCCCTCGTTTTGGCTTATGAAAGGAGCAATTAAATGATTTCTTTTTTGGGGTATAATTTTTGCTCCGATGGGAATAGCATAGACCCTATTCCGACAGATGTAAACAATGTTACAAATACGCAAATTCAAGCAGGCGCATTTTCACATCTGCATGTTAGTAAAAATATTGACAAAGAGCCGACATTTAATATCCCGCTTGAATGGGATGTTGATACAATAATGGACTGTAATTTCGACGATAATATTTCGGCTGGCAGTGTTACGAGGATTATTTCTGACCTTGACAAGATAATTGTTCGTCGTACACCAGTCGGAACATATGATTGGATTACAATTAAAGTCCTTGATATTAAGAACGACCCGTCCTCGCTTGGTGGGGCATTCGTTGACGCATTGACAGCAAATGGAGTTGAATATGAATACCAATTCATTCCTGTTTTAGGCGACTTAGAAGGAACACCAATTACAGAGACAATTCTTTCTAATTTTAAAGGTGTGTTTTTGTGTGATTCCAACACTGCTTTTCGTATGTATTACGGAGTATCTTTTGGCGATACGACAACAAATCAACAGATAGGTACATTTACACCTTATGGCAGAAGATATCCTGTGGTTGTATCCAATGCATTAACGAATTATCAGACGGGCTCAGTATCTACAAGAGTTGTGCCCGCTGATTTTGAAGCAACCAGATATATGGACGGTCGCAAAGTTGCACAGGCTGAAAAAGTATTGCAGACATTCCTAACTAACAAGAAGCCTAAAGTGCTGAAAGATGACAATGGCAGAGAATGGCTGTGTATTATTACAACTCCGCCGACAATTTCATATGATAATAACTATGGTAGAGGGGCAATTACGGTTGATGCAGGATGGACAGAAATTGGAGACGCTAATTCGGAGGACGACTTGCAGAATGCGGGGCTGATTCCAAAGGAGGGCTGATATATGGCAATTGATATTAAGAGTGAAGATTATGATATTTTAAAACAACCATATATCAATAAATACCTGAGAGTTGACCTGCTTGATTTTGATTACAACGTTATCAGAGATATTACAGGGCATTTGACCAAATGTTCGGTTTCGGTCGATGCCGATAGCGATTTAAGACGCAACTGCGATGTGTCTATGGTTATAACCGATGATACGGTGGATATTTCTCCTGAGGGCGGCATTTGGCTGAATAGGTATATACAACCATATGTCGGTTATGAAAACGCATACACGGGCAAAATACAGTGGTATAATCAAGGCATATTTTTAATCAATGAGCCGACATGGCAGTATGATTCATCTACAAATGAATTGTCGTTTAAGGGCGTTGACCTTATGGCAAAAATGACCGGGCTTAGAAACGGCAACCTTGAGGGAATTCCAACCGTTGTACCGCAGGGTTCTGATGTTCGTGGGGCAATTATACAGTTGCTTGAAATGAGCGGCTTTACAAGCTATATTGTAGACGAATGTGTGAACGACCTTGGTGGTAAACAAGAGGTTCCGTATGATTTACAGGTCGAACAAGGCGGTACAGTATATGATATGCTTGCAAAATTGCGTGATATTGTCCCTAACTATCAAATGTATTTTGATGTGAATGGGACATTCCATTACAACAGAATACCAAGCGGGGCAAACGAAGCAATTGCCATTACTGATGATTTGTGGGACAATATATTGCTTTCTGAATCGAATAATGTTCCATTTGAAGAAGTCAAGAATACAATTGAGGTATATGGCAAGACGCATTCGACCGAGAACTATCCGACCGAAATAACCGCAACAGAATCAGAGGGTACTATCGCTCTGACGATACCTTCATTGTCTGATTCTACATTACCAGAATATACATTGATTGCGTTTAATCTTGAGTCCGCATTTGAGCCGCCTAATGTTTGGGGTGGTATTAGGGTCAGTGTTACTAACTCTCAAAACACAGGAGGATTCTATGTAGTTAATGGCGCGAATGAGAATATTTTGCGGCTTGAAGCTGGCTATCATGTGATGCATGTTCATAAATTTGCAGGCAACTGGTATTGGCTATATTTAGGTGGACTTCAGGCCCATGCTGTTGTTCAGGAAACAAACAGGCAAAGTCCGTTTAACATATATGACAACGGCATTATCCGAGTTGTGTTATCAGGCGGGGATTATGAAAACATTACTTCGGACGAATTGGCAAAAGAGCGCGCTCAACTTGAACTATACTGGAAATGCAGGCTTAAAGATTCTGTTGCATTATCTGTAATCCCAATTCCTTGGCTTGATGTGAATATTCTTGTTTCTCATGCATTAAGAGACGAGACAGAAGAAAAACAATGGATGATTAAATCGTTTTCGGTCGATTATGGCGAGATTTCAGAGATGAAAATTGAAATGATTGCATATTACCCGTATTACGAGGAGGTGTAATATATGGCTACAAAATTTCCTGACGATATTGATACATTCCCGACAATGCAAGATATTACAGCGACAGATGCAAGCAAATTAAGTCAATTTCAGGCACTTATGCAGACGGGCAATTTTGCAGAAGCAAGAAACATCCTCCTGCAAATTACGAACTATGACAAAAAGATTATTACAGCGAGCTTGTTAAATGATATGCTCGATGCGTTGACCGCGCTTGAGAAATATTATGCAGACAGATGGTCTCCTGCAATTATTTGCTCTGAAACAGAGCCTCTTGGACAAGAAGATGGCGATTATTGGTTCCAGATTGTAGGTGAGGTCTGATGGTAAAATATCAAGACATAAGCTTCGAGAATAAACAGGCGCGAGACGAATTTAAAACAAAATGGATTGCTGCTGATTATGACATGGCAATTGCTATGCTGTCTGACGCTGCATTGGCTGATAAGGTTGTTAATGCAGATGTGTTTAATGACCTTGCCACAAAGATAGTCGAAGCAGAAGAGCGAAATGACGATAACTTTCCAGAATACCGTATTACAGGACCGTGGACTCAGTTGCCGACAACTATACCTAAGAGCAAACTTTGCTTTGTTTATACAAATTGGCGAGACGGAGATTATCAATCCGTGCAGTTGTATGAGTATGATGTCACACAATGGAATCCATGTTATTGCAAGATTTCACCTAAAGTTCAGGCAAATATTGACGCACAAACTGCTGACATTGCTGAGCTTACAAATTTAACGCCAGATGCTCAAGTAAACGCATTACTTGGCAGTGGAGGCGGACAAGAACACGGAAGCGTATCAATTAGCAATATCAATGATTATAACCTAATCGTTTTATGCACAAACATAGGCGACGCGGTTGTTTATTTAGATGCAGACGGGAATAGCGGATGTGGATACATTTATAACACAAATCAGGGTGCGTATGTTTATGCAAAAAGAACGACCGCGGGGATTGATTTTTATGCCAAAAGAACACAATCTGCACCAGTCAAACCATATGTGTTTGTTAATAACATTTACGGACTTATTTGAGAGGAGGCGGACATATGGCAAATTATGAAATACAAATTAAGCAGAGAGTAAATGCCGACAATGAGACATACGAAAATTTGTATCCAACCGTTCCGCCAGCTGTTTCGGAACAAATAACAAAGAATGCGCAGGATATTAGAACGCTCAAAAACACGGCGTTGCCTGCTAAACCGAATTACAAGATATATAAGAATGCCAGTGGAGGTGAAAACCCTGCAAGCATTAAAGACATCGATTTATTAAAATACAGTTGCGTTGTTGCAACGGTCAAAACGACTGACGGAAAAATCATAAACACTGCGCCAATGTATTTTAACGGAAATACGGCAAAAGGATTTGCTTCTGAATGGGGAAATAATTCTATAACATGCGTTGTGAGTGTTTCTCGGCACCAACCTGATGCTTATGGAGAAACAGGACTCGTCCATGTTTTAGGAACAGACGGAAGCGGCCAAGGATATGGTACAATTGCTTTGATTGGGGTGATTTAATGGCATTACAAACGCCATATTTAATCGCTCCTGTTGCATTTGACGCAAACAATGCCCAACAGATTGAATTCACTGTCCCAGCTGGCGGTGACCAAGTGCAGGCAAATAAATTGACAATTCTAAAACAATCGGATTTGTCAGAAGTTTATGCAGAAAAAGTTACAACACAGGATTACACACACACGATCCCTGTTGGAACATTAACCAATGGAGTTGTCTATGTCGCATCTGTCAATACATATAATCTCGCGGGCGAAGAATCGGCAGAATCGAACAAAGTTTTACTTAGATGTTATTCAACGCCGTCTTTTAATTTATCTGTTGATTCGACCATTTCAACAAGCCAAGTTAATATAGTCGTCGAATATGCACAGGACCAAAACGAGCCGTTGTCAACTTATCTGTTTAACCTGTATGACAGTGTTGGCATATTGATTGCTACAAGCAAGACGCAATATGCAGCATCTGATACAAGCAGAATAACATATCAATTTACTGGGTTAAGAAGCGGGCAATATTATTCTGTTGAATGCTTGGGCGTGACAAAGTATGGGACGCAGATTAGTACTGGAAGTCAGACATTCTTTGTTCAATTTACTGAGCCGACTGCATATAAATATTTCTCTTTAGAGAATGTATGTAAAGGCGGTTATGTACGCATTCAAAGCAATCTATCGAGCATTCCGGGAGAAACAAATAAAATCCCTCTTGAATTTGAAAATGGCGAATTGACGCTATATCCAAATCAGTGGGTCAAATGGAATAAAGGATATGTTTTACCCGAAGATTGGACATTACAGATTTGGGGGCATGCATTTGTTTTAAGCGATACGACACCGATTATTACTTGTTCTAATAGCAATGGTGACAAGATAGAGGTTTATTGGCAGAATCAAGTTGTTAAGCACCCGCCTTTGCAGTGGACTTGGAATTCAAGCCCACCATTTCCTGCGAGGGGAACCAACCTTAAGTGGGATATAAAATTTCAAACTAATGGTGCAGAATATACAAAACTTAATATTCAGCACGACGCAGATGGACACAAATATATCGGCTACATTGGTTCTGCGGGCGCAACATTGGCATATGACAGTTACACATGGCTCGTTGCAAGCCGTGATATTTTGTTTGAAGAAAATATAAGCGATGATTTATTCGAGATTCTAAACAAAATGGCTACAACAACGCAACCTGAAACAGAATCGGCTGGTATTTGCGCCGTATTGAATGTGTGGTCACCCCAATCGGTATATCCGTATATTATTATGTCTAATGCAATTGAAATCACATCTGATAATGACTATAATAATACTGCTTATTCGATTTGGGTCAAAAAGGTCGGCGCATTGTACGACGTTAAGGTTTTAAATGAATAATAATGGCAACATTTTTGCCTTAATATGTAGGAAAGGAGTTGATTGATGTGAATATTACGCTCGACGGCACTAAAGTAACACAAGACGAACGAATTATTGGATTTGAAGCAAACAATAATGTAAACATTATTTCTGTTACCGTTGATACAGACGAGTCTTGGAATTATAAGCTTGATATTGACTATGCGAATGAGCAATGTTGTTACGGTGATGAACATTTTAATATTATCAACCTTCAGCGTAGTGGAAATGTTTGCTCTGCGTTGCTTACATCTGACATGCTGCCGTATAGCGGAAGATATACAATGCAACTTCGAGGAATAAATGATGATGGGCGAGTTTATCACAGCGAAATGTTTAATGGATGGGTAAAGAACAGCCTCGTCGGGATATGTAACTGTCAAGAGGGGGCAAATGTTTAATGACAAACAATAGTAATAATAAAAAGAATTATTGCAAACCAACACCAAAACATTGTAACCATGAAAACAATTTGCCGAGCGAATTTTACCAAGTAGAAAGAACAATTACAGATATCAATAATCATCCACCAACACCAGGTGAGAATGGGTATTGGATGATATGGAACCCGTCCACACACAAATATGAGACATCTGACATCAAAATTCCTGTTTATTCCGGTGATATTGATGTTAGCGAGATTAACGGTGGGGACAGCTCAGATTTCACGACCGGGCGTGTTGGTGACATATTAACGACGCATATTCAAATGCGCTCGGATACAGAGGAAAAATGGATATCAAACGACCCGTTGCTTTTTGTTGGTGAGATTGGATTAACTACAGACGGAGAAAACAAGGGGCGCTTCAAGATTGGTGATGGCATAACTGCGTGGAGCGGGCTATCATATTATGGTAGCGGTGCTACTGGCGACTATGTAACCATCGATATGATTGAAAATGGTGAAGTTAGTATTCCTATAGCGACCGCAACAAAATCAGGCGGTATTCTGTCGTCTAATGAACCAAACTCTGTATATGTCGACCCAGAAAGTGGCGTAGCAAGTATTTCATCACTATTTGTAGCAAAATTGTCTCAAGAAGATGGTACGGTATTAGTATTAGACGGAGGCGATGCTGATGTCATTGCTTCTGTGTAATAGATTCTAAAATTGTAAAGGAGATACAAAAAATATGCCTGAAAAAGTTTTACAGACTCGTATTCAAGTATTGAATGACACCGCCGAGGCACTTGCAGCACAGGGGTCTGCGATTCCTAAAGCTGGCGAGCTTGTATATGAAAACGACACGCGCAAACTAAAAATTGGTGACGGAACAACGTCTTATGCCAATTTGAAATATTTTGGTGGAGATTCTGCTAAGCATTTCGATGTTGTTCCAAACGATAATGAAGGAGATATCTCGGCTATTACTCGAATTGTTGGGGAGGCAGAGTTGCACACTGGCGACACAGCGATTGTAAAGAGAGAAATCACAACTGGTAAGACCAGTTATACCGCTTATGTATATGATGGTTCTTGGAAAGCAATGGATGGTAATTATCGTGCAGATAATGTGTATTTCGACGATGATATTACTTATACTGTAGCCATTGGTACTCTATCCAAGCCGTCGGGCTCAGCGAGGTTCGCAGCCAGAGGAAAGAACGTGGAGCAGGTGTTGTCCAGCCTGATGGCGCAGGAGGCCAATCCATCCAAGTCCAATCCTGCCGTGTCCTTTAATTCTACAACTGGTCTTGGTACATTTGAAATCGGTACTACGAAGGACCTGACATATAATGTAGCTTTGTCTGCTGGTGGATATACATATGGACCTGCTACTGGAATCACTGCTCAGACATGGGAAGTCAGCTGCACAGGTGTTTCCGAAAAACGTTCTTCTTCTCTTGGCGTATTTGAAAACGTAGTCGCTGAAGCCACAGCCAAGAAGATTACTGCCAAGGCAACTTATAACGATGGCGCTATTCCTGTCACCAATCTTGGAAATCCGTATCCAGACGGACAGATTAAGGCTGGCAGTGCAAGCAAGGATAGCGGCACTCTGCTTGGTGTGCGTTATATGTTCTGGGGTCCGATGACCACAGATGGCACCATAGACTCTGCCGCCGTTCGTGCGCTTGGACATAACAAGGCTACAGCCACTGGTACGCTTGCTACATTTGGCGCTGGTGCTGGAGCTGTTAAGGTTGTAGTTGCTGTTCCTTCAGACAAAAAGATTACTAAAGTGCTGATGCCGTCTGCTCTTAACGCCGACGTTACCGCACTGTTTGTTAAGCAGTCTTCTACTGTTCAGGTCAATGGAGCAAACAATTACGCAGCAGCCGCTTATAATATCTATGTGTATCAGCCCGCCTCCATCGATGCTGGTGAGACTTATTCTGTGACCATTGGTTAATTGAAAGGGAGGTAAATATAATATGGCTACAATTATGAACGATGCTGCATACATGGGCTTTCCTCTTAGTATAAAGCGTGGCAACCCCGCACCTGTTGATACTACTGCTGTATGGTACAACAAAACTGAGCTTGAGACATATGCTGCTTCTGGCGCTACAGCTTATGTCGGTCAGATACTGACACTCGTTGCTGGTGGCAAGTGTGAAGCATACATGATTTCCAATGAGGCTGGCACTCTGATTAAGTTGGCTTCTACCACTGCATCTGGCGACCTCGCTTCTGATGTTGCCACTCTGCAAAGTCAAGTTGCCGACTTGATTAGCAAGGTTGGTAATGCGGGCGATGCCGAAACCCAACCAACAGGCTTGTATAAGGAAATCGCAGATGTACTTGCTATTGCTAATGCCAAGGTCTCTTCTGTTAGTGCCTCTGATAATTCTATAACTGTTGGCGGTACTGCCACTGAGCCTACTGTTAAAGTGGCTATTTCTGCAGATGGTGGTAATGCTCTGTCTCTGGCCGCTGATGGTTTGAAGGTTACTATTCCAGAGGTAACAGTACCTGAGTACAGTCTTAAGAAATTAGACACAGCAACTGCTGGCATGTCCTCTTCTTATCAGCTAACCAAGGACGGAACAGGCATTGGTGCTATCATCGATATACCAAAGGATATGGTAGTCAAGTCTGGTTCAGTACAGACCTATGAGGCTGGCTCTCTGCCTGCTGGCGTTACAGAAGCTGGCACTTATATCGTGCTTGTGCTGAATGATGCCGCAGAGACAAAGCTGTATATAAATGTCGGTAATCTGATTGAATATGTTACATCTGGGTCTGCAGCTGGTGATATGGTGTTCGTCAACATCGACCCGCAAACCCATAAGGTAACGGCCACCATTACTGACGGCACTGTGACTGAGGCTAAGTTACACGCAGATGTTAAGGGTAAGCTTGCTAAGGCAGTGTCTGCCATTCAAGAAGTAGTATCTGGTACTGCCAATGGCACTATCGCAGTTGATGGCACAGATGTGGCTGTTACTGGTCTTGCTGATGCCGCTTATACGACAGTTGCTTCTCTGAACGAGACTGCTCAGGGCAAGGTCGATTCTGCTAAATCCGAACTGCTTGGTGCCGAGTCAGATGACAGCACCAAAGAGACCATCCGTGGTGCTCGTAAACTGGCCGAGTCCTCTGCTGCTTCTGCTCTTGATGATGCCAAGACATATGTTGGCACAGAGATTGGCAAGCTTGATGTCGATGATTCTGCTGTTGCTAAACAGTTTGTGTCTGCAGTCAGCGAGACAGATGGTAAGATTGCTGTCACTCGACGTGCTCTGATAGCAGATGATGTGCCAGATTTGGGCATTAGCAAAATTAGCGGTCTGCAAGATGCCCTTAATGCTAAGCAAGACACCGTTGCATTTGATGGTGCGTATAGTGCAAGCAATAAGGCAGCTACCGTTAGCACTGTAAATTCTGCTATCGCAGCTATTGTGAGCGATGGCTCCGATGATGCATCTGACGATACAATCAAGGGAGCTAAGCTGTATGCCGATAGCAAGTCATCTGATGCGCTGGATGCCGCCAAGGCTTATGCCGATGGTTTGGTGACTGGAGAATCTGGCGTTACTGCACGTGTTAAAGCACTTGAAGATAAGGTAGATGTGGCTAAGGTTAGCACAGCCATTGCCACAGCTAAAGGCGAGGCTATTTCTGCTGCAGCAACCGATGCATCTAATAAGGATGCTGCACTCAAGACCGCCATTCTTGGTGAGGAAGCTTATGCACAAACAGTTAAGAGTGCATATGAGCTGGCGGCTTCTAAGACTACAATGGCAGATGTTGAGGCTAAGAATTATGCCACTAAGACTGAGGCGCAGGGTTATGCAGACGCTAAAGATGCTGCCATTGCCGATGCTAAGAAAGCTGGTACTGACGCTATGGCCAAGATTGGCGTCATTCCAGACGGTGCTACTGCTACTACAGCCATTGGCTATGTAGACGAAAAGATTGCTGCTATTCCTGCTCAGGTCGATTATAGCGTGACATGCGACACAAGCACTCCTTCAGGCGTTGCTAAGCGTTATGTTCTGTCTCAGAAAGGTAGTGCAATTGCCACCATTGACATACCATCCGATATGGTGGTTAAGTCTGGTACTGTCGAGACTAAGAGTGAGGCTGGCGTTTGGGGCGTAGCTGGCACATATTTAGTGCTGACATTAGCCAATGCAACCAGTGATAAGGTATACATAAACGTTAGTGACCTGATTGAATATGTGACCGGCGCTACAGCTGCTGATGGCATCATTACAACTTCCGTTGACGCAAACCATGTGCTGACAGCAACTATTGGCGATGGTACAATTACTAAGGCTAAGTTAGCAAGTGCAGTACAGACATCTCTTGGAAAGGCAGATACTGCACTTCAGTCATCCGCTCTTGATCCTTATGCCAAGACAGAAGATGTCGCTGCTGGATACGTTGCAAAGAACGGTACTGACCGTCTGATGACCGTTGACGAGGGTATAAAATTAGATAGTATCGAATTAGGAGCTCAGGTAAACACTATTGAGGATGTAAGGGTTGGCGGTACACTTTTGCCGATCACAGATAAGGTCATTGACATCACTGAGATTAGCACTGATTTGCTGAAGCAGGGCACTAATACTCTTGTGCTGCAGGGCGGTAATGCCGCAGCATTGGCTCAGGGCTAAGACTTGTTAAATAATTAAATTAAAATATAGGCGGGTCGTCAAGCACGGCTCGCCTATATAAAATAAGGAGGATGCTTATGGCTAAAAAAAAATTGAATGCAAGATTGCCCCATAGCCGTGACACAAGCTCAAATTGGACTCAATATGATCCAGTATTACTTAACGGTGAGATTATTATAGTTGATACAGCTGAAGGCGAAGTAAGATATAAGGTTGGCGACGGGACCAAAAGATACAGCCAGTTGCCATTTGATGATGAAGCAATTAAGACGCTAATTAACGGAAAAATGCCAGCCGTAAGCGTTACTTCGGATGACAATGGGAAGTTCTTGCGCGTAGTAAACGGAGTGTGGGCTGCATCCACTGTACCAAATGCGAATGGGGAGAGCTTCTGATGGCAGAATATTTAGTCAATGAAATTGATCTTTCTAATGTTGCTACTGCTATTCGCCAAAAAACTGGTGGAGCAAATCTAATCTCGTTCCCTGACGAATATATTTCTGGAATTGAATCGCTAACAAATACTAACGATGCTAATGCTACAGCTGCAGATATTCTTGCAAATAAAACTGCATATGCAAAAGGGCAGAAATTATATGGCTCTTTGCCTAACAAAGGCGAGGCAAATATTGAGTTGACTGATTTAACAACAAAGACCGTCGAAAGAGGATATTATTCTGGTGGCACTGCAAAAATTGCCGATGCTGAATCTGCTAAGATTATTCCTGAAAATATCAAGAGTGGCGTTACTGTTCTTGGTGTCGAGGGAACATTAGAGTCCGGCCCTTCTGCATCGTACTCAGAATCTGTAAATGGTGGTGGTGGACTTACTGCCACAATTACTATGTGAGAGGGGCGATTAGATGTTATCCTGGACATGGAACAACACATTAACATTTAAAAATAGCGATCTAAGCATTGAAATTGGCTTCACATCGAACGGGCAACATTTCGACAGCCTATTATCTCAAAAAGTAGATGACATAAGATATTTTGGATATTGCAATGGCGCTACTTGTACGCTTGTATATGAATATAACAGTCAATCGACAGGCGGTGTATGGATAAACTCATCGTTTAAAAATATTACATTTGACACTTTACCAAACGAGCAACTTATGAGCATTCTGTCTGCTAATGCAACTGTCAGTAAAAATATGTCAAAAGTTGAAATTAACGGCGCAACATTGATTGATATTTCTAATGATACTGTAGCCGCAAACATTTTAGCAGAAGGATATACTGCACACGATAAAACTGGGAATACAATAACCGGAACATTAACGCAGCAATCAGGTAAAACTGTTACGCCTGGAACATCAGATGTGGTCGCTGTTGAAAGCGGAAAATATACTACTGGTACTGTTTATGTTAAAGGCGATAGCAATTTAACTGCCGATAACATCAAATCAGGTACAAGCATTTTTGGTGTTACAGGTAGTTATGTGGATTCTACTCCGATTGAAATTTCTACAGACGCAGGAATGGAAGCAGTTCTCACAAGTGGTAATGTAGGTAAAGTATATAAATTTACAGGAACATCGGGCACTTACACTAATGGCGACTTATATATCGTGGAGGTGGGTTGATGGCTATAACATTCAGAAACCTACCAAAAGGAAGCACAATTGGTAGCGGGAGTTATGTATTTCGGCATTATGGGAATGAAGCGCCACCAGATTATTTATGTTTTACAGCCGAACAAGCAGGGTCTACTGTTGCAATGTCTGTTAATGGAACTCCTACTAAAGGTCAAGCATTTGAATATTCTACTGATGGAAACAACTGGTCTGTATTTACGCCAGGAACCACCACAATAACACTTGCTAATGTTGGAAATAAAGTATATTTCCGTGGGAACAATAGAACGGTTAGTCAATCATCCAGTATTTATTATAGATTTGTAATGTCAGGAAAAATAGCGTCAAGCGGAAATATTATGAGTTTATTGGATAAAACTTGCCAAAGTACAACAATATCGAATAATTATTGCTACTATCGTATATTCAATGGTTGCACAAGTCTAACGACAGCTCCTGCATTACCTGCTACTACTTTGGCAAACAATTGCTACTATTATATGTTCTACGATTGCACAAGCCTAACAACAGCTCCTGCATTACCTGCTACTACTTTGGCAAGCTATTGCTACAATTTTATGTTCTATAATTGCACAAGTCTAAAAGTTTATTCGCTTTCAGGAACTGGACATACAAAAGCATGGAGAATTCCGACCAGTGGGAGTGCAAGTTCTTATACTTCTCAGAGCCGAATGTTTTATGGATGTCCTGGTTCATATAAATCAAAAAGTAGTGTATCACTTAATACAACGTTCTACACACAAAACACGCCAGTTTGATAAGGAGGTGTCGTAATGTATTTGATTTTATTCAATGATAATAACCAAGCAACATGTATAGTTCCATGCGACAATATTACGAAAGATAATATTTATCTATTCGATAAATTACCGGATTTCACTCCACAAGAAGGATATGCAAACTCATTGCATTTAAACGGTGATTCTCTTGAATGGCATTTTACAAAGTTGCCAGAATCAACAATAAACGAAGAAGATGAACCGATTCCTCCTGATGAATTTTACACTATGGTCGAGGAGGTATTGTAATGACAAGAAGTGAAGCGCAAAAATTGATTGCAGATATTGTAAAATTACGAGAATCTGCAACTGATGCACAAGCCTCTTCAGCTGTGAGTGTTTATCCTACTTTAAAACAAGATGGCTCGCTTATCAAATCTGGCACCCGTATCAACTACAACGGCACAATCATTAGAGCAGCAGTTGACTTATACGACACCGAAACAAATTCACCGGAAAATGCTCCTATTTTATGGGAAACTCTTAACTACAAAGATGGATACAGAATCATTCCGGAAGTTATTACAGTAGGCACAGCATTCTCAAAAGGTGAACTTGGCTGGTGGAATGATGAATTGTACGAATCTTTAGTAGATTCTAACGTATACACACCAGCTCAATATGCACCGAATTGGTCTAAACAATAATCTGTCCGCTTCAACTTAATATAATTATGGGGAACATAATATAGCAATTAAGCTATTAAATGTTCCCCATTTTTTTATTTAGTTTCGACCGCCATTGTATCCACATGGATAAAATTCATCACACTTGCCGTTCTTGTATATGCATTGTGGGACAAGCACTTCTTTGAATTCAGGATTTGTCTGCAATACAAGCTTTACAATTTCTCTCATGACATTACGAGTCTCTGTCGCAGCCGCACCACATAGGCGTTTATGAGCTATGTTGATAAGTGCTTGAGCATTAACAACCATGATATGGCTTACTTCTGCATCCTGTGGTGCTTTATTTCGGTCATAATTTGACTGTCTATCATTGCGCTGTGATTGCACAAAATGTAAACACCCAACATTATGTCTGCAATAATGAACTGATACCCACGATGGAATATGCATTTCAAACGCAAACCAAAGAGTTCTGATTGGGCTATGCTCGGCCCTAAGAATCTTTTTCTTCCATTCGTCTGTAGGCAATGTTGTTGCCTTTTTCCCCATTGTGTTCAAAGCACAAGTCTTAACAAATGCCCAATCTTCATCGGATGGGTGCTTTAATATCTTGATTTCCAGTTATATCACTCCTCATATCTATCAACAAAAATGTCTGTTTCCTCTAAGTCATAATCGTGCAATACAAAACTAACAACATATAATTCGCCATCAATCTGCAAAATTTCGCCCTTTTGAGGAATCAAATTGTTGTTTTTGTCATTCGATGAAAACATAACAAGAAATTTATTATCTTTAAAATCGCCCAAATAAATTCTGTAATACATATTCATAGAAGCTCCTCAATGCGATTTTTGTATGCATTATAATCGACGTGGCTAATTTTGCATAATGTTTTGCACCAGCCTTTGTCTTTTCCTGTTGCAAAATCACGCACATCATCCTTAAGCATTATACTAACATCCTGTACATCTTCTACAGCGCTTTTAAGGATAGCATCGGCAAGGTTTTTCATACCTAATTCGTGTATGATGTAATGTTCTCTTACATCGTGATTAGCGCGGCTTTTCTTCGACTTGTTTTCGCCTCTGTTTGTTTTTCGCTCATACTTATAATATTTTGCTTTGTTGAATGCTTTGTCGGCATAGTTCATGGCGGTGCCCTCCTTTCATGTTGACAATATAATATCATATTTTTTTGGATTTGTCAACATGTTTTTTAAAAAAGTTTTTCTTTCAAGATTTTCTTGCTTTGAAACGCCGCAAACAATAGTGTCATAATCTCCGATTACACATAATTGTTCTTGTGCACGAGACATCGCTACATAGAGTAAATTGCGTGTTACGAGCGATTGATGCATTCTGTCAAATATACAAATGACAGCTTTTGCCTGACAGCCCTGTGATGAATGGCAGGATATGCAATACGCCAATTGCAGATTTAATATATCTGACGGCTCAAATTTTGCGCACCGGTCGCCAAATCGAATAATTAAATACTGCTCATTGTCGTTGTTTTTATACTGTACCACCTCTCCTATGTCACCATTGGCGACAAACATTTGTCCGCTGTCCACATATTCTTGCTCATCATCGGACCACGAACAGGCAATTACATGATAATTGTTTTTCTTGTTGATTACGCGGTCATGCATTCTAATGCCATTTTTTTGCGCTCTAAAGCCCGTTTCTTCATTGTGGTTATACTTGTCCTGCATATATGTGTTAATCGCCGTAGAGCCAATTTTAGACTTATTGTAGGGGCATAAAATAAGTATATCGTCCTTTGTATATCCCATAGACAAGAATTTATCATAAGCGGCAGAAATTTGTTTCATTGGCTCATCCGCAATTTGGACAAATGAATAGTCCGCATAGTCATTAGTTAAATTGCCATGCTCGCCATTCCGGACGTCTGTTACTTCTGTAATAATACCGCTTGTCTTGTATCTAAAAATTTTAGATAATGACACACGAGGCATTAGCCCGCTATCAATAACATCTTGCACAAAATTACCACAAGAAATTGATAGTAGCTGCGCATTGTCACAAACAAAGATTAAATTGGTATCTTTGTTTAACTGTGGAGATTGCAACAATGCAGCAATTAAATCAACGGCACACATGCTCGCCTCATCAAGTAATACATAATCTCCTGCGTCATTATTTGTTGCAAGGAACATGTGTATTGTTTGAGCCTTGCGCCCAGTTGCCTTAGACAGCACGCGGGATGAAATTCCTGTGGGAGCAAGCAATGTATATGTCTTATTGCAGTCCTCAAGCATGCGAATAATTGCTTTTGTGCTTGTTGATTTACCTGAGCCACTATAACCGTTCAGCATACACACGCTATTATTAGCGACCATATCAACAGCACTTAACTGCTCATCTGTCAATGTAATCCCGTCAATTTCTCTGTATTTATCAAGTTCAATATAGAGTTTTGACGGTTTTTTTATTTTTTCAAGCAATATCTGTGCAATAGCCAGTTCGCTCTGATATGTTGACTCACGTGCAACGGACTTGCACACATCGTCATAATGAATCTTGCTTGACCGCTTAACAACATCAACTAACTTATCATAACAAGCATTATATTTATCAAAAATAATGTGCGAAAGTTCAGCGGTTGACATGATTGTGCTGCCATTCAATTCGTTTTGTTTTAGTTCGTGCAGACAGGCATATAAACACCGCTCTTCAGACGACCGCAATTCTCTGTTATTTTTAAGTATTGTTTTGTCGGCCTCGACAAAGCTGCATTCGCATTTATCAATCAGCGTGGCATATGGAGCAGAATTGACCGCAGACTCAAATTCTTGTGGGCTTCCAAATCTGCCCGAAACAAGTCTTATGTCTTTAATGTTCCACTTATAACAAATAGGTGCATATGCAATTTCCTTACAATGTTCTTTGATTTTTCTTTGATAAAGAGCCAACCGATGTTTGCCTACACCATAGATTTTTTTTGTATCAATTTCATCGGTTTTATCATCCAGAATCAATCGAATAAAGTCGGGATATGCATCAATAATGCTGATTGCCTGAGATTCTGTCATAAAGTTGCACATTATTTGTTTTGCCGTTTCTGGCGAAATGTCAGCTCCAAGTTGGTTATAATACGACACAAACTTATATGAGCCTGGATATTTTGAAAGACCGTCCTTTTCAACGCAAACATGAATTGTGTTTCCAATGGAAAATGAGGCCTGATTGATAGAAATTGTAAAATCGCCGTATTTATTCAGTTCAAGATTGTCGGTATTTTCTGCTTCAACAGGTCGGCACGAATAGACCCGATATCCTTCACCGCTATCATATACTTTTCTTGTTATAATACATTTCACGTCAATCATTTTAATTTACCTTTACCATATGTTTGCACAATTCATCAAATTGCTCTTTCGTATAATCTGTTGGGGAAAACTTGTGCGCATTAAAACCCAAACAGTTATAAAAGACCTCGACCGAAAAGAACGGCTTTAATTTAGCGATTGTCCGCTTAGTCTTTTCAACGAACAGCTTGTAATCGTCATCGCCTATTTGTTTGTAGTCCGAATCAAACCCAAGTATTACATTGTTTACGCCCAACTCAACAAGCATTTGAATCTGCTTTTTTGATACATTTGAGCCGAATACTGCAACGGCATTATTTATACCCCATGTATCAAATTTTAACACTGTCTTTTCTGCTTCGACAAGCCACGCTGTTTTAGACCGCTGTATTTGCACTTTATTTTCGTTATAGCCGTACAGAACGGCGTTGGTAGGGTATTTATATACCTGTCCGCTTAAATCGCTTACAGGGCGATATTTACCACTTTCTGCGTCTTGTGGTCTCATATATCTCCCACGTATGCCGACAAGTTTATCTCCTTGCCACACAGGAATTGTTATGCAAGCCTTTCGACCATACCAGCCTATGCCGAACTTGTCCATTGTGTCCGCAGAAATTCCATATTGCAACCAGTCTTGCGGATATAGTCGGTCAAACAGCCCAATAGCGCTTTTGTCATATGTTGGAATTTTAACTGTTTCAGATTCATCGCCGCCTTTTATCCATCTGCCAAGGTCTGACTGCCAATTATCGACATTCTCTTTCTGCATATTTTCTGATGGATTTATGTGCAGAATTTCACATATATATGCAACAGATGATTGAAAATCGCATTTTCTTACTTTTTGCACAATTCCAAATATATCAAAGGATTCGCCGCATGAATAGCAATGTAGCATTTTTGTATCATTGTAGGCATATAGCTTTGCCTTATGATTTTGCCAATCTGTATGGTGGCAGGCTGATGGGTATAGCTGGTATTGATTGTTTGCCGACACCAACGGTATGCTCATGCTATCCATAATAGCAATAATATCATCACTTGTGAGGAGAGATTTGATAGATTGAATATCAATCATCTAAATATGTCCTTAACCACTCAATGATATACGCATCAATCTTTGCTTTCTCGCCATCGGGCGTATCATCAATATAGTATGCAGGGTCGCCGCCCCATTTTTTATATAATTCGTCAATCAAACTCTGAATTGTTAGAGTAATCATATCATTCATATTTGCTTCCTCCCGTCACATTCAATCAATAACCCGTGCAACCCATCTACCTGATTTCCGTCCTTATCTGTAGCGAACCAGTCATGTGTTCTGCCTGTGCCATAATCGACCTGCTGATATATCTTAACATGTCGTGGAAATTTACTGTTTCTGCCTTTGAGAATATGCGTCACTGTATTGCAGACTGCATTTTCATCAATCCCAAGATTAGGATTGCTCTTAGCCATATTAAATAAATCAATTTCGTCCTGCTTAGGTGGCAATATAACCATTGTTGCGTCGGTCTTGCGAATTTGTCCTTTAGACCCGGCTAAGCAAGCCTCGGTCGGATATTTCATTGTATCCTCCATGCCATTTGTTTGCACAGAAGTTAAAACAGGAATATCGCACATACGCTGTACTTGTTTCAACCTGTCTGTTAAAGCAAGCAATACCATATCTTCTCTTTGTGGAATTTTAGTCTCGCCCGCAATTTCACTTGCAACAAAGCCGTTGTTCTGTATGTAGTCAAAACAGGCAAGCTTAATGCCGTGGATGTTTTTATATTCTTTTATGGTTGAAACAATACTTGTTGTAGTGAAGCACGGGTCATCAACAATGTACAGTTTGCTATCAAGCAATATTTGTGCAGCCCGCTCAACCCGCTCTTCCTCATCACCGCGATAATAGCCGTCTTTTATTTTGCCCCTTGATACACCACTTATCCAAGCAATAATAAGCGGGTCAAGCTCTTTCCGCAAATCCATCTCAGTATTGATGAATAATGCAGGACCCACAGCAGATTTATTAGGAACAAATTGTTTTAACTCATCATCCCAATATTCCCTGCAGCAGCATTTACACACGTCGCCCATAGACTGGACGGACTTGCCAAAGCCACTCTTGCCAGCCCTTAAAATCAGTCCGCTTTGACCTCTGTATATATTGTTCAAATACGGCGACTGAAAAGACGGTCCATAATCGGGCGATTCCTTGAATTTGTTTTTTGTTGCAATGAAATCAGCACCGGCAAGATATTCTTCTCTTTCTGCCCCGCACTTAAATTCTCTTGAAATTTTTTCGGCTTGTGACAGAAAGTGGCTTGAAATTTCTTCTTCTGTATATCCGTTTATGTCCTGCTCAAACTTAGTAGTGTCGAATCCGGCCTCTTTGAATGCATTGATTAAGCTGCATTTACGTACTGTAGAATAATACAAGGCAAAATTGTTTACATCTGCAACATTTGATACTGTCTCAATGAATGCCGACAAATTGTTTGAATCGAACAACTCTTTTACTGCTTGATTTCCCTTACAGAGGTTATAACATTCCATTGCAGAGATACTGTTTGCTCCTCTTTGTGCAAGTGCATGAATTGCTTGGTATAGCCGCATATGAAACAATTGCTCAGAAAAATCTTTTTTGTTGAGCGGGTATTTGTCATCTATAGAAAGGTTAGGGCGTTGAATTAAGCAACCTAACAGCAACCTTGCCGCTGTAAAATCATACATTTGGCACCTCTGGCTTTTCAATATGTGCCCATTTATCTGCATCCCCTACACTGTAATTGCGGTCAGTGGTCCACCACACAGGTCGCCCAAACTCCTCAAGTGTTTCATCATCATTGGTATAGTACGCAACTACGCAAGAGCCGTATTCGCCAAAGTCTTTATCATAGAGGCAAACAAGCACCTCTTCGTCCGTTGGAGGAATGTCGTCTCTTACACTGTGCCATGTCAGCGTCTTAGTGTTGCATCCAAACTCGTCCTTTGTTGTTTCAACATTTTTCATTTGAATACCTCTTCATTCGCATTGCTTTGTTGTATTTTTACAGCGGCATTGTTTATTTGTTGCCAGCCCTGCACTTGTTTTTTCATGCATTGTTGCCATTGATAAAATTTCTTGGCCGCATCATAATACCACTGGACAAGTCCAAGCCCATCTCCGTCAATTTGCATTTGCTCATGTTCACGCATATAGCGCAGTGTATAGTGAATGCCGGCAACAGTCATACCGTCTTTGCACATACGTTGCACATTAGCACCAAACTTAATCCATGCAGTATCAGGCGCATAGGACTGCACATAATCGGTTAATTGCCGCATTGGGGATTTTTCTGCAACGGGCTTGCTTTTCTGTTCATGTGCTAATTGCCATTCGTTATTGCATTGTTCTGAGCATACATATATTCTTGACTTGACTTCGATTGCGATTGATTTATCTACTTGTTTGCCACATTGACGACATTTGATTAGTACAGGCTTAGCCATCTATCACACCTACAATTTTCTTCCATGATTTTATTTTGCGTATTTGCATCATTTAATTTGCCATCCTGTTTATTTGTTGTCTGCATTATATCATACATCAAACAACTTGTCAATACCTATTTTGTCCTTCTTCTTTCTGCGTGTGCGTACTCCGCAGTCTTTTTCCCACTTCATAAATAGTAACGCCGATAATTAATAGCACCGTAAGAATTAAACCTATCCAAAGAGGGCAGAGTACCCATATCCACTTCCAATCAATTACTCCAACCAACTTAAGTACCACAAATACAATTGTGAGTACGCTGGCAAGTCCGAGACCGCCACTTGATGCATTATTTTTGTTGTTCATTTTTCTTCCTCCTATCAAGCTCTTTCTTAATAATTTTCTCCTGATGATTAACCACACGGTTATTAACCTTACACCAAAATCTAACCCTTTGATTGCAATTTTCGCAACAAGAGTTGAAGTGGCAATATCTATTAAACAATCTGTGTCCTATAAGCTCAGAATTAACAATATCCCAAGTTAAGTCTTTATCTTTCATTGCCATCCTCCATCAGTTTTTAAAATTATTTTTCTTCTGATATAATTTCATACTCAAGCATATAATTATCAATTTGTGATTCAGTGAAATATGAATCAGTTTCTTCGACGGACTTAACCCATATTCCACCGTTATGCACAAGCACAGTATTGTCTTTTACTGTAAATCCACAATTATATCCAACAGATAACCGACATATTTTGTCGCTTATGCCCGCAGGCTTTGGCAAATTAAATATTCTCGGTGAATCATAACAGACATTTAGCAATCTGTTATTGTCCACCCACTGCCCATCAATTTGAATATCTAATATATCTTGTTGCTTGAGCGATTGCATAAGACGCATGTATTTAGCGTTAAAATACGCCGTGTTACGCCATTCGTTGATGTTCCCACCAACTATAACCCTACTAATTTCATGCGCTCTACGGCAAAAAAAATAGGGTTTATCAACGTTATAAACAATGCCGTCAACTTTTGGACGCAGCTTGGGCAATATATCAAACACTGCCTTACATTCATCTGCATTCCATTTGCGGCTGCTTGTTTGTGATGTTTGGATTATTTGCCCGTTTATATCAAGCGTTGTTTTTACATTGATGTGGGTAGAATAAATGCGGCAGACAAATTCTATTAGCTTTCCACAAGCAACAAATTTGTTCATACCGCATTTACTCCTTTATTTAGTTATGTCTTCTCTTCGTATCGCAATCCACGATCAACGAATTCTTGTGGCATTGTTCGACGCATATTATCAGATAGCCATTCCAACATAGCCCAGTATCCAACTCCGCAATATTCAGCGCAACTTCGCACATTGTCAAAGCATTTATCATCCACACATACAATCCTAAAATAATGATTTCGACGCCCTCGATGCGATTTGGACAATCTTTCTTTTCTTCCAGCAGTATTGGAATTTTCAAGATTTGTGGTCCAGTATAAGTTATCCACGCAATTATTTTCTTTATTTCGAGAATCGTCCTTATGGCCAACTTGCGGTAGATTGTTTGGGTTTGGTATAAACGCGATAGCGACAAGTCGGCTTACCTAATATGTTTTAGTTATACAACCCTTCGTTAAAGAAACGTTAAGATAGCCTTTCGCATTTTTACTAAACTTTCTTATTTTTTGCTTATAATGATAAGCGGCGCCGTTCTTGCTAAAAATTACCCTATCTACGCTTCTTACTCTTCCGAGGTTGCTTACCTGATAATATCCTTCATACCCAACAATATCTTTTCAGATTTCAACATCCATTATTTAAGAACTTTTAAGAAAATGGATTCTCATCCGCGTCGGCAAATGGATTTGACGCTTCTGTTTTTTCTTGTTGCGCCTCTTCAGAAAATGGGTCGAAGAAACTTTCTTCTTTCTTTGTGTTTGCAACCTTATTCGGATCAAGTGTTTTAAGAGCAGGCATGGTGAAATCGCCTTTCTCGATTGCTTCTACACTATGGACGGATGCAATATACGGGCGAGTCCCAATATTACCATTGTTCTTCTGGTATTCTTCGGTACCGATGCAGATTCCGAACACCTTATTTTTCAAGTCCTGCTCGTTCCAGTTCCATGTAAAATTCTTGTTAGATTTGGTTACAGCAGTAATAAATCCCTTGAAGAATCCCAATGCTTGCTGCTTATAAGACCTTACAAGAACGCCATCTCTGGGCCAGTATTTCGGGTCCCTCTTATCTGCATCATATTGCTTCTGCCAAAAGTTCTTGTACTCGCCCTTGCAGATGTCGAGCTCCATTCTTAGGAATTCCTTGTCCGGCACATCTTCGACCTTCTTTACGCCTACAATATAGGCGCCATCTGGAATTCTCGGAAATGCCCCGCTTGTTACTTCCTGTACTTTGTCAAAATCGTTGATTTTTTTCATGCTTTCATACCTCTCATTTTTTTATTGCTTACTCGCCCTTTGTTTGTTTGGGCGCATCTGCCTTTTTCATACAGTAATATTCCCGGATTGTATCATCGACCATTTTTAGGTCATTATCAATTTCTATTTCGTCAAACATGCCCATAGGTGATTTGCAAGGATTTGTGCCATCTGATTGTGTAACAAAGAAATGCCGCCGCTCTTCTGCTTTCGCCAAAAGAACAATACTAAACAACCCTTCTACTGTCAATTGCTGGTCCAACATCTTTCCAAGCGTTTTTGCCTTAATATTACCGTCATCGTCTTTATCAATATGTTGCAGAATATATACAATAGTATCCGGTGGTGTATCCTCTTGAATTGTACGCAACATATCTTCATAATTCTTAGCCATTGCAGAAAACTTGGAATATCCCGTTTCATTGATTTTGTCAAAACTCTCAAATGCCATAAGATACTGTGCATCATCTACAACATAACTAAGTGTCTGCCCGCTCTTAACAGCGCCTTTAATCATTGCATATGTTGCTTTATCAGCTTTCTTCAGTTTGTTTACATTGCGAAACGGCAATGGCTTAGATGCAACATTAAGAATGCGCACATCATTTTCTTTGAAGTTTCGCATAGATGCAGACTTCCCACTTCCGCTTGCGCCGAGGACTAAAACAGCTACTCCCATACCTTATTCATCCTTCCTTTCCTTAATTCCTAAAAACAATGCCAATTCATCCATAAATTCATCTGCAATATTTCATTTCATTCATCCAACACCTTAAAACATTTAACCTGCACCTCTGTCTCGTTCGTCTTAATAAATTTACCATCAGAATTTTTTGTCCATTTAGGCACATTGTCAAGCACGACTTTGATTATGTCTCCTGATTTGCATTGATGTGTTGCCCACCATTTTTTATTGCACTTGTATTGACGCTCAACTCCATGTTGTAGGTTGTACAAAGATAACAACGAGGCGCCGAAAGAATTGGTCTTTACATCTGTCACCGCCCATTCATTTACATCTCTGTTTGTGTCACATATTGTGCAATACCCCAAGAATTCTAACTGCCATTTAATTCGGTCTGTAATTGTTGTTGGTTTGATTGTAGTGTGCTTTATGATGGAAACAATCAATGCTTTGTTGTCAATGTCACGGAATTGTTTATCGGTCTCTTTCCCACAACACTGTCTGATGTCATCTATTATTGTATCATTAAAATTGCTTTTTGTCAAGACTTTTACAGAAATATATTTTTGATAGATGTCAAATTCTGCAATAAGTTTATTGGGATGCCCAAATTTCTCAAAATAACCAAGCTTAAATAGGATTTCAGTCGCAGTCTTGTTGATGCGACTATCATCTATAATGGCATGATATAACTCTCCACGATTCCTTACTCCCCTTTGCCCAAGTTCATATAGTGCCTGTGGAGTTGACTTAGGCATGTCTTTGATACTCGCCATAGTCTGCACGATGCAATCATTAGCATGGTCAATATTAAACTGCCTGTTATCATCTCCAAACTTGATGTCTTTGAGTTTGAACCCACGTTTGAGCATTTCTTGTTTTATAAGCGATACTTTATCTTTTTCGCCTTTATCTGTGAATCTCTGCAATACACACTTATAAAATTCAATCGGATAATGTGCCTTTAGATAAGCAATCGTCACGCTGTCAACCGCCATGCAATAGGCATGGGCTGAATTGAATGAATAAGAGGCGTTGTCCTCAATTATTCTCCATACTTTGTCAGCCAACTCATGTGCTTGTTGCTCATCATTTGTATCGCCAGTATCAATAATTGCCTTAGCGAAATTTGCGATAAATTTAGGCTTTGCCTCTTTGATTACATAATCCTTTTTCTTACTGATTGCCTTGACAATTGTATACGTCTCAGACATTGGGAATCCGGCAAACCCAAGTACCTTCATCAATGACTCTTGATATAACATGAACGATGATGTGCAATACTGGTCTTGGAGTAAATCATCAAGTGTTTTAATGCCATAGTCAAAATGCTGCCGACTTTCAAATATGTTATACATAGACTGAAAACCCGGACGAATGGCGGCGATGAATTGCGTCAATTCAGATATATTTTTTGGCTTATACCGCATGACCTTCTGTGTTGACTTTGGTTGCTCACACTGATTGACGCACTGTGTATGTCCGTCGGCGTATATCTGCCATGTTGCATCATCGTGCTCAATCTTGGCAAGCAGCTCATTTACAGTGAATGGCTCGATGCCAGCTTCTTTATATACATCATAAGTCAGTCCAACAGAATCGACAACAAGATAATCTTGCTTGAGATATCCAAATGCGTCAATTGTTCCAGACTCAATATTGGCAACAAGCACCTCTTTGCCAGTTGCTTCAGACTTGCATAAGCTGATGCCGATTTCTTCCTCAACATCTCCGTCAAAAGCAATGACGGCACAGGGGTGACCTTTTGCGGTATCGTATATTCCCATGTATGTATGACATCCATCTACTAAATTACGATACTTTTCATCGACATATTTTGACATGTCTACGATTTCGCCTTCCGAATGCTTAACTGCTTCTTCATATCTGCCAATTTGTCGACTCACTTCATTTGCTGATTCGGGCGGAACGTTAAATGCGCGAGAATACATTTTCCATGCAGCTTTGAACTTTAATGTCCCCATAGCGAGTAAATCGTATGTGCCTAAATCACCAACAAGGTCACGTTGTGCTTGGATAAACGGCTCTCTTGTGCTAACATTATTATCAATGTCTGGAGGAGTATGGCTATCCAACACACGCTCCTTTGTTAAGAACCGTTCAGAGTACATAAGCACAGGACTGTTCACCTTGTCAACTTTAGTAAGCCTCAAGAGCTTGTTAATGAACATAGATACAGCAGAGCCACGACCAGATGGCGTCAGTATACCGCCATATACCTCTTGTGCCCGTTTCATTACCTCATAAGACAAAATGAAATAATCAGCCATATTACAAGCCTCTATCTCACCTATATCATGATGAATTTCGCGCTGATATTGAGACAGTTTATCAGTGTCAATATCGCCACGCTGTGCTTTCCACTCATCTTTTAGAATTTGCTCAAAGATGGCATTACGCTCGGTTTGTGTCTTATCACGCAACGGCTTAATAACTGGCACTTTCAAAGACCTGTCCAACTTAATTGGCTCATATTGAAACAAAAAGTTTGTCGCTTCAATAGCGGAAGCAATCTGCCTATCACTCAACACGCCTTGCCGCTTAAATCGTGCTACCAGTTCATCATAAGTTGGATAGTCCATGTACCATCCATCTTCATCTTCATAGTGGATGTCGCTTGATTTGAGCAATTCGTCTCTATCTTGCGCTTGATTGGCTGTGATATAATGACTGTCGCATCCAGCAATAATAGGTATGCCATAAACATTGGACAACTCAATGATATGCCGATTGATGTCTTTCTGTTTATCTGTATCGTGCGGTTGCACCTCAAGATAAAAGTACGGAAAGTGCTGTGACAGCATCATGACAATGTCGTCAATATCGTCATATTTGTTCCAGAACGCCACGCAAGCAGTCGTTATCATCACATCATCAGGTGGCAATCCCAACAGCAGTTCCATATCAACACGAGGTCTTCCATAATAATAGCCGTCTTTGTTGGCAATAGATACCGCCTTATTTATTGCTCTACGCCCTTTATCTGTTAATGCCAACAGAACAATATGGCAATTACTGCGGTCTTGCTCGTGCCGATTCTTTACCCAATATGCCTCACAGCCATATACCCATTGGATGTTTGTTCCATTCTTCTTGTTGTATTTCTCAAGGTCATCATATTGCTTGAAGTAATTACCAGCCCAACCATGCTCAACTGTTGTGTAAATACAGGGTCTATCTCCATATCGCCGCTTGAGTTCGTTCCAGTAATCAATTGGCAACACTGGGCTGTCCTTCATATAACGGTTGCTCAAACTGGTGTGCTTATGATAATTGACCCAAGAGGGTTCCATAAAAAAACACATCCTCCTATTGTTTTGATGGTGATATTATATCACACAAGAAAAAGAATTGTCAAGTCATTTGTTCAATTCTTTTTCTTTGTATGCCACCCTGTATTCATCACGTTTTTCTTCGTCGCCATCGTTCCACCACTTAACATTGATAAAATCCAGTACTTTAGCCATACCAAGTCCCTTATCAGGAACCCATTTACCAGATTCATCGTATTTACCGCCGCGCATACAGTAGTCGTAAAGTTTAGGTTCAAGAACAGCCAATGTTTGAAATTTGTTAGGCTCTTTTTCAATGTGACAACCGAACCCACAGAAAATACAACCTGTACGTTTCTGCTTAGTAGTTGTGTATACGCCGTTTTCACACACAATATCGCCATAAATCTCTTTGACATAGGGGATATTGTATTTGGCTAAACAATGTAACACATCTGACTTTGACCAAAAAGACATAGGAGTTGAAATAGGGCGCTTTCCATTAAAAGCATTGCAACCATGCTTTAACCATTCTGTTTTTCTTAATAACGATTCTTCAGTCATTGTACCAATAAATGCTTTACGACCACTTTCTTTTTCATACTTGTGAGCAAGTTTCTTCTTCATTTCTTTACAACATTGGTTATCAACTTTAAAGTCTGCATTAAGCAGAAATTTCCATTTCATCATTGCCTTGCCATAAACATCATCTTCTCCATTTGTCTTTTTCCCATTTATTTTGCATAAACCCCAATTATTGCCTTTTTGTGCTTGCGATATAGCAAGGCTAACTTCTTTTGAAATGAGAGGGTAGCCATATTTTTTAATTACTTCAATAAAATTCATTTTAGGTTTTAATACAACAACACCGGGTTTGTTCATAATAAACTCTCTCAACTCAGGGTACTCCAAGCCAGTATCACAGTATACATCAATAACATCAGGATAAATGCGGTGAACAAGCCAACTTAAAACCGTGCTGTCTACTCCACCTGAGTTAGAGATATATACCTGACCACCACAACTTTCGTACCACTCAATAATCCGGGCGGTAGAAATCTGGATTTTTTCTTCAAGCGTCTTAGCTTGTAATGCACGCAAATCCTCTACTGTATGACTCATTATTCATCACCCTTCATTTCTTCAGTCTCGCAGGCATCAACACACCATCGCCATTTTCAGCATCAAAATAAATTGCCGAAATACCATCTTTTGCATATGCAGTTGCATTAGGCAAGCAACCCATAATGTTTGCAAGATAAGCAGGATTTACATATATATCCAGTTCTTCGTCAAGACAGTATAAATCGTCTTTATTGCAAGTCTTGCAAAACACCTTAATATCAGCAAGATTGGGCAGAACAATTTGCTGCGCACCATCGGGCTTCTTAACAATGTTTTTGAGGTAAAAAGGCTCGCCTGCACCATCAGGAACGCGCTCAAGGGGCAATTCCTTTTTGAATCGAACGGCAGTATATCCATCGCACACGCAATAGACGGTCTCTCCGTACTGGTCTTTGTCCTCATACATACCATGGATATTTGGCCTGGCTGAATAGCATTTCTTTGCATTTTCAATAATTGAATTAGCGGCATTATAGATGCTTTTTACTCCACTTTGCTTAGCCGCTGCATCCCGCATTTCTTTTTCAAGGTTTTCCTTCAAAAGGGCAAATTCAGTTGCAACGCCAGGACTTAGCATTCCTCCACAATCCCGCTTCCACTGTTCTTCCCACTTAGAAATAATCGGATAAAGTTTTTCTGCTTTCATGCCTTCACCTCATAATTATACATAAATTTCTGCATATTTATACATTCTTTCTGAACTTCCACGGCTTGTGCAGTATATTTGTAACTGTACTTTTCTGCTTTCTTTTCTGACTGTTCAACCTGATAACTAATAAGCAGTATAATAACAATCAGAATCATTAAGATTGCCGCCCACAAATGATCCTTCCAATCGCGCATTGTTCATGCCTCCTTTGATTTGTTGGTTGTATTATACTGCAAATCCTTTGATTTGTTGGCTGTATTATACTGCAAATCCTTTGATTTGTCAATAGCTTTTACAAAAATTTTTGTAAAAATCTGAAATACCTGATACAAGCACATCGATATCAGACTTTTTTGTGTATCGGCTGAATGAAATTCTAATGGTTTCCTCGGCTGTTTCTTTTGAATGTCCATAGCCATCACATAAAACACGGTAGTCGTTCTTATCACTGCATGCAGATGCGCCAGAACCGATATAAATTTTCTTTGTAGACAGATATTGTTGTAATGCGTCTGCGTTAATTCCTGATAGATAAACTGCGTTGATTGCATACGTCTTATCTTCACCATGTCCACCAAGCACAAATGCGCAGTCATCTGTTACTTTAATAACCTCTTCCAGGAAATAATCAATAAATCCTCTGTAAGTTTCTTCACGATTGCCCACAGCATCCTGCGCATATTCAAAGGCAGACACCATAGCAGAAATTGATGCCACATCTGGTGTACCGTGAAGAATGCCATAGTTATTGTTCTGGTCGTCTGATAATTCAAACATTTTACACAGTTTGTCACACAACCATAATACGCCTATATGCGGTCCGTGGAATTTGTGTCCGCTGAACCAGCAAGCATCATATTTAAGTCTCTTCTGCGAACAATCGACCTTGCCAATTGCCGCAGTTAAATCGCAACCATTGAAGTCGTATTCATCCAGGCATGAATCATCCGCTCTCTTTGGCATAAAACAGGGATTCTCAAAAACATCTCCAGTCATTTGATTAACACGCTGCCAAAATCTAAAAGATTCAAGGCTTAACGGCGATTTTTGAGCAACATTCCATACACTGTCATGCTCTTTTGCGTCGGTGTAAATTGACCCATCCCATAGCCGTCCGAGCAGTTCAACGCTCTCTGTTGCGCATCTTGTGAAGATAAATTTACCTTTGCCGCCTGTGTCAAGCAATTCATGTAGCCGTAAACGGCATTTTTTTAGCGTCTGACGCTCGTTTATAGCATATGGCGTATTGGCATTACCCCATAAGTTGTTGCCCTGTATAGCGAAAAATTTCGGCATTGTCGTTGCGGCGTTGTCAAGATAAACAATGTTATCTTCCATTTTTTTCTCCTTCAATTATCGTCTTCGTATAAAATTGACATGAATAAAAGCCCAAGAATAAAACCAATAACAATTGCAGATATAGCATAAAATTGCGTCAAGACAGTCCAACCTCCATAGTATCGTTATCACACATTGATTCAATCATAAGTAATATTAAATCGACTTGATGAATGGCAACCATAATATCCTCAATTTGCTCTTCTATAAGCAAGATGCGGTCCGTAATAGTCCGTCTATCATCAACCACAGTCAGACCACCCAACACTATATATTCTTTAGTTCTCTGCTTTTGCAATTCTTCATTCTGCTGCCACATTAGTTCTTTCACGTTACAAACATATTCAATGTCAATATCCGTAAAAGAATCAGGCTTTGCATATGCCATAAGGAATTTGGCAAGCAGTGATTCAGAATATAATGAAAGCACCGTCATGCCGTTCTTGCGAACAATTGCTTCACCATTTATTTCTGCCCACCTACCTTATTATTTCCGTACACATTGTGAACGAAACACTATTTCGCACTCCTGGCAATCTTTGCATCAGGATTCTGCTCATTATATGTTCGAATCAATGCGGCTACAATATGGCTTTGCCGCTCGGTCTCGACCTTCAGTCGCTCATACTTAGCAATTTCATTATACACTTTATTTAGCTTTACCATTCCTTGCATTCCTCCATACGAAATTGTTTTTATAATTCGCCCGCTTTTCAGTCGAATATTTGTCACAGTTGTCCTTGCCGACACCGCTCGACCGCTTCATGCCAGTTCGATACATGAATGCGCAGTATTCAAATTCGCCACCCGAATTTAATCGCTCAAGATATTTGCATCCTTTGCAATTTACGGTCAGAGGGTTAGGCTTAAACAACTCAATATGTACTCGTCCACCCATACGAATCACAACTCATACAGAAAAGAGTACAAAAGAGAATGAGCGCGAGGGTCATCTGGATATTTTTCTCTGAACTCGCTCATAAGCTGTAGATATTTATCCCGGCATTTCTTGATTTCTTCCCACTCATCACTACGCATCTGCTCTCTTGCGGCTCTATCGGCCTGCTCTTTGTCGTATACCCGTTCGGCTTCAAACAACTTTGTTTCGTCATCGAACAGCTTACATAGTTTATCACTATAATATCTCATAACATTTCCTCCTTAAATTAGACCTATCACAGATTGGACAGAACGATTCGATATATGATTCAGACGGAACGCCATCCAATTCATAATGATATTCTTTATGCTCTTGGTATTTAAGCTCATGTCCACATTTTTGGCATCGTTCATGGTCCGACAGCCACTTTCGGCAATCTGCGTCAATTTTATTCTTTGATTCTGACATGATTTCAATTAGCAAATAAGCAATTTCATCATGTGGTAAATCAAGCTCGTTGATTATATCCCACATATATCCTCCTATATCATTAGAATGTCATAGCTGATACGGCTGCATTGACTGCTTTCTCATTTGTCTTGATATATCTGCTTGTAGTAGAAATAGACGAATGATGTAACACATCGCGAATAACCGCAACAGGCACACCGTTCTCAGACATAATGGACGCACATGCTGCTCTCAGAGAATGCGCAGAAATTTCAAATGGAAGTCCAGCTTTCCTACCAATAACCTTCAGCGTCTTGTCAAAATTAGCATTGTTAATTTTGCCACCCCATGTGGAAGTAAACAAATAGTCGCATCCGTCTTTTCTCTTTGGAAGGTATTTCTCAATCGCCGCAATATTTGCGTCACTGAAGAATACAAAAAACTCTTTACCGCCTTTTCCCGTCATGGCAATTTTGTTTGTGCCATCTTTGCGCATTTGTTCATATTGCTCAAGCGTGATGCTCGTAAGTTCATTGAATCGAAGACCTGTGGTTGCATAACAGGAAATTAACGCCTTGTCTCGGGCATTTGTCGCAGAATTTATGAGTGCGGACACCATATCTGCACTCATAAATTCCTTCGGCTTAGAATGAATGCTCGGTCTCTTTACATTCTCCATTGGATTCTTCTTAATTGTCTCACACTCGCACAGGAACTTGAAATAAGAGTTGAGCGCATTAAGCTTAATGTTGATTGTCGCAGAAGAAGCATCTGACATGCTTTCCATCCATGCGAGAATGTCATATTTCTCAACATGCTCTGCGTCCTTATTAACAAATGCAAAGAAATTTGAAATTGCTTCGGCATATCTTGCGATTGTGTTCGCTGATTTCTTTTCTGCTCTCATACCGATAAGATACTCATTAAACTTCGTCATTTTGTTTGTCCTCCGTTATTTGTTGAGTACATTATACAGCACGTCAAGAAGTTTGTCAATAGCTTTTTGAAAAATTATTTCAACTTTTTAGCCGCGTCTTTAATATTCTTAGAGAGATTAAACACAATCTTCACACGAGCTGGAGCCACAAGCTGTTCTCCGGTCCGAGGATTTCTTGATTTTCTCGGTTCCATGTTGCGGTATTCTGTCTGACCCAAGCCATAAATGTTCATGCCTTCGCCGGTCTCACACGCTGTAATCATCAAATTAAGCACCGTATCAACGGCATTATGAGCCTCATCCCATGTGCAGCTTGTTTCTTCTCTGTATCTTTTTGTTAGTTCTTTTCTATCCATATTTAACTTTTCTCCTTATTCTACGATTTGAACATCTGACGTATCGCTAAACTGAGACCACAGTACAACACCATTATCATAAATGCATATAAAATAAAATTGATCTTCAGTTGCATTTCTATATTCGACAATATAAGACTTCTTGTCATCCGTCGTCATATTATTATGTGTTGCAGCATAAGTAAATGGCTCAAAATCGGCACCATATGTATCAACCATATATGCATGGGCGATATCAAGCAGGTCATCTACGTCCATTGCGACATCTTTACCCATTGCTCCGGGTCTGCTCATTGTACGAATAAGCCGACCATCTTCGCTAAATGTGAATTCATTGCCATCTTTATCCTTATACACCTTATCTTTCTCTCCAACTCCATTTGTGATTTCTTCTACAAATGTCATTTCATCAGTATTAAATGTGTTATCTGCCGGAACTTCAACAATACTTGTAAACTCTTCCTTTGTCGAATCTTCGGTCGTTGCAATGTCAGACACATACTCTTTAAGTGCGTCGCGTTCATTGATAATATCGCAAATCTTAATACCAACAAAAATTGTCAGACCGCATAACAGTACAGCAAGTAAAGTTACGATGACAGCATACTTCGTTTCTTCTTTCATTTCCTTACTCCTTTCTCACTTTACAATAATTTCAATAATTTTGTCTCCGCCAAAGTTCTCCGAATCTCTAATGCCAACTCTATGTCCGTCACATGTTTGTCTAAAATCTTCCTCTGTAATGCCCAACCTTGTCATACCGCTTTTCTTGCACAAATATCCAACAAGCATTTGCAGCCTTTGAATATCTGCATGGCTTTTGTCAAGCTGCCTCTGCATGTCAATCAAATTTCTGTTGATTACTTCTCTGTGTTCCATAGTTTTTTTTAGACATTGATTTTCTCGCTCAAGGCTTTCATTTAACTGCGCCTGTGCAATGGCAAATGCAATAAGCTCTTGAGTGGGCAGACTTGCAATTTTTTCCATGTCTTCTTTTTTAATCATTTTCTTTAATCCTCCTTTCTAATATGGCAGGTTAATGCCAACATCTAACACAAGGCTATATTCTTTATGATTTTTCGCAACTCATTCCAGACCCCCGTCATAAAATGCATTTGTTTGGTTTTCGTCGGAATGTCTCTCATTCATCACCTTTTCCAGACGTAAAATAACATCCTTGCCATAGGCATTGCGTGTGATGTCAATAAATTCCTGTACAGTAAATCTGTCATGCTCAATGTCGTATCCGCTATTTTTCACGAATGCTTTTCTGCCCATTTCGCAACTTCCAGTCAGATAATGATGCCATTCGAAAAAATCTCTTGCTGGATACTTTTTAGACAAATCTGTGAAATGTTCAAAAAATTTATCAATTACCTGGTCTGAATCCATGTTTTTTAACACTTTTTTGTTCACGGCGGCGACCGCTTCTTGAATTGTTTCACCGTGCGCAAACATATTATCATGCTTTGCTATGTAGCACGGAATCAATTTGAAATCTCCCTGAAGAACAAAACCTTTTGCAAGATTTCCATGCGCAGATCGTATGATTGTTGGTGTATCATCAATCGCGAAAACCCGCTCGCCACAAAAATTCTTGATGGCGCAGTCATTGTCGTATCCATCGCCAGAGCCATAGCAATAGCCATCGCCAGAGCCATCGCCAAAGCCATCGCCAGAGCCATAGCCATAGCCATAGCCAGAGTCGTAGCTTATTGTCAAAAATCTTATTACATTATCCATTCTTTTACACCCTCGATTGATTTAATCGCTTTTTTAGTGCACGGAATAATCTCAATGACGCCCATTATAAGAATTTCCTCAACAGCAACCGTGAATTTGCAGTTATTTGGCTTTGTTACACCATCAACCGCAAGCTGTGAAATTGATGCTGCTCCGTCCCAATACCACAACCGACGACAATTTGTCAGCGTCACTTCGCTGCCATCTTTGTTTTTAAGCGTTCCAAAGAAAACGCCTGCCCTGTCTGCTCTGATAATTACTTTCTTTCCTTCGTACATTTCTTTTAATTCTCCTTTTATTTTTTTTGAAAGCCATTGCTTCCTTTGTTGTGATTTCATTATATCATATACAATTCTACTTGTCAATACCTTTTTTCAAAAAAGTATAAAAAATAACTGCCCCGAAATTTTTGTTAAATAACAGAGCAGTTAATATGGTGCTGTAAGATAGTGTCGAACTATCGTCTATCGGTTATAAGCCGATTGCTCTTCCGTTAAGCTATTACAGCATATCCTGCGGTTTTACCCGCAGAATAATATATAAAAAAGGAGGAGAAAAAAATGAACTTCTGTCAAGCCAGCCACTTGACATTATTTATTATAGCATGGTTAATTTTATTTGTCAAGAGGTTTTTGAAAAGTTTTTCAAAAAATTTTAAGCACCTGCTCTCAATCTTTCCTTGAAGCTTCATCAAAATATCCTTTGAATGAAAACCATTGGTATTTGTTTTCATTGCTTTTACTCCTTGTCCAAATTGAGCACATTGTCCCGATTAGGATTATCAAACCTAAATGGTACAGGAATGATGCTTGAAACAATACTGTCAATGCGCCATGTTTGGCAACACGCCTTTTCATACATTTTGGCATAAATGCACTCTTCAACAAAAACAATGTGGTATCTGTATGCACGCATTGTGTTGAACGGTCCGTTTGTCCATATTTCAACCATTTGCTTATTCGCAGATTCTAATCGCCACCGCCTTTCTTCGCTCCATATTAAATCAAATCCATATTCATCCTCAAGATGCTTTACTGTCTTTTTGGCTGATTCTGTATTCTTGCAAACAAACGCAATGCAACTTATCAGCGGTCGTTTGTTATTGCTTTTCATGCTCACCTCTACAAGCATCCATAAATTCACACCACTTTAAGATATATTTATCAAGCCCATCTTCCCAATCTTCCATCAATCGCATACCAACAGATTCAATTTCCCAACACGGTTCTTTCTCGTTATACCGCAATGTGGCAACAGAATAACATGACCTCGTTGTTACGATTTCTTTCTGCTGAGTAATGCTCAACACTTTCATTGGCTTATGGTCATACCATTTAATTAAATCAAAGCTGTTTGGGTCAGTATGCCCGTCTAAGAATTGTGTTGGCTTGATTTCAAATTTATCTCTGAACAGCATTCAAGCCTCCTCTGGAAAGCCGCCATATACATCAAATGCAATCATCCTATTACCTCATCACTTGAAAATATCGTCCCAGTCAACATTGTCAATGTCTGACTTGTGTGAAATTTCAAACTTTCTAATAATTGCCTGAACTTTCTTTTTGCCCATGTATTCGTTAATTCCTAATTCAAACAGGCACTCAACTTGATATGATCCATAGGCATATGCTTCTGCCTGTTCTGCCATATCATTTGACGCCATAAAGTACAGGAAGTCAAATCCGCCAGACTCAAACTTAATTGTATTTGTTTTTTTGCGATAGACGGTTACTTTCGGACTGTCAAGTACAATATGAAACACAGGCGCAGGCACATCGTTACACATACACTTAGTCTGCTCTAACAGATTTTCGACAAATGCAATGTCAATGTCTTTAAGCGATAAATCACAATCACAAAATTCCAAAGTGTCAGCCAAAAGCTCATTTTGACACTTTGCCCATTCGATTAGCTTATTATAATCCTGCTTTTTAATTATGATGCCAGCAGCTGCATCATGCCCTTGCACCTTGCATAATTTAGACGAATTAAGCAGGTCCATGATTTCATTAGGCGAACGCATTGAGCCGGAATATAATTTATCTGACTGCTCTCGCAGAACTAATGTCGGCTTGTGATAATTGCCCAAGATACTGTTTGCGTATAGTCCTGTATATGGCGCCCATTGCTTGTCAACAAAGCTAACCATGAAAGGTCCTGCTTCTTCAGGTGGAGAATCTTCAGACATTGCTTTTGTTGCATTTGCCTGCGCTGTTTTAGCTTGCCGACCTGCATGTATTGCATCTGTAAAATCAATCTCGCCAAGAAACGCACGGATAAACAACTCAATATCTGAGTCCTCAACTCTTGTTAATGCATTTGCAATTGGCGCGATACTCCATCCGACAGATTTTGCGCTTCGGTCTCCTTTTGCAAGACGGGCATATAGAAATTGCAAAAATTCATTTTCAACTCTGTTTAGCCCTGTGCGCAAAATTGCAATATTCTCAATTCCACGAATCGAGCACATGTCCGAAACAATACTTGCCGCACCCATATCCCAATAATATGGCGGCGTAATATTATTAACATTGCAATATGCTATAATGAATTTTATGGTGACACATGTGCCAGACAAATCATGATTAACTAAATCGCCATCTTGCAAAAACGGATTTATAATTGTCGCATATGTATTTTTCTTTGTCGGCTTGTGATGGTCGAGGACCAAAATCGTGCAACCACTATTGTGCAAAATTTCAGCACACTTGTTTGGGTCCGTTCCTGCATCAGGCACAATCAACAATTCTGTCTTGTAATCCCAAATCTGCTTTGCGGCATCTTTAGTAATTCCGTGCTTTTTTCCTTTATGTGTGATAAGATTAAATCTTACATTTTGTTTTTTCAGAAAGTCGCACATGACAGCAGAGGACAAGATGCCGTCAAAGTCCGCATCGGCCAAAACAGAAATCGATATTTGATTTTCAATCGCAGATTTTAAGACTGCAATGCCATGCCTGTTCGGCTCGTCTAAAATTGGATTTTGAATATCAGATTCATTAGCCGAAATCCATCTTTCAGGCTCTGTAACTCCACAGGCAATCAAATGTTCAAGAATCAAATTTTCAAAATCAATTTCTGATTCGGGCTTCTTAATTCTTTTCTCAATTTTCACTCTTTTTCGTTTGTTTTCCTTTCTTGACAAACAATTCAAATGTCCGCTTCAACAATTCAGCCATCATTTCTCACTGCCTTTCTTTTTTGGTAAAGCAATATACCATTTGTGACCAATCCACCAAAAGAAAACAAACCTTTCTCTGCTTATTCCTTTTGCAAGAGGACAATAAAACCATCTAAATTTATGTGTTCCGTGTCGTCTAATACCAAAAGACAATCTTCCAAGTGTCATTCCTTCTCACCGCCTTTCTCGATTTGGTTGTCGGCTATAACAGATAAATCAAATCCACTTTTAACAAATCTATTTGCCAATTCGTGTTTTATTCCATTGCCTAATTTGGTGTAAATCTGTTCCATTTGTTCAACTGTGAAATTCGTTCCGCAGATAAAATTAAAAGCATCTGTGTTTTCTTGATAATATTTTTCAAGCCTTTTGTTTTGTGAATACCGCAAAGCACAACAACAATCACGGCTAAACCATTCACACAATTTAACTTTGAAATCATCATCTGTTTCCACATCATCAAGCAAGGTGTAAACATTGAATTTCGGTATCAAAATAATTTCGTTGTTATGATTTATAAAACTGCCGTGCAAGTGCTTTAATGCTTTTTGCACACTTTCAAGCATTTTCATTTCCCCTCATCTTCCTTTCTCAATAACTCGGCAAGCAAATCTTTTATTTCAATGGCTTTTTCAAGGCTATCTTTTAATCGGTTTATTTCATTTTCCTTGTCGGCAATTAAAGAATTTATATACGGCTTTTTGTCGGGAGAAAGCATAAACATCTGTCTATCCCAATGCCTATCAAGTTTACCAATATCATCTTTGCTTACTCGACTTTCCCGCACTCCTTTTTGTCTGCCGACAACAACATAAGTCTTTGGCTTTTCTTCAACTTCAATTTCTACTGTTTCTACTACATTTCTAAAATAATTGAATGTGTGCTTATATATTTTCACTGCTTTCATCTTCCTTTCTCATTTTCTCAAACCATTTTGGTGTCCACAATTCGCAATGCTGACAATACATTGAATGCGGATGTGTGCATTTTCCGTCTTTGAAATATTTGCAATTCGAACATCTGTTATCAAATGTGTACTCCATTGCTTTCATCTTTCTTTCTCATATTCATCAATAACAATTTGCAGTCATCATTTGCCGGAGCTACCGAAACCGTTATTCCCTCTCTCAGTCTCGTCAAGCGTTTCTACTACTTCAAGCGGAGGTGTGACAATGTTCGTTATTAAAAGCTGGCTTATTTTATCTCCAGCATTTACTTTGTAATCGTAACAGCTGTGATTGTATAGCTTTACAACAATGCTGCCAGTGTAGCCTACGTCAATAACGCCCTCAGAAGTAATTCCGTGTTTTACATACAAACCGCTTTTGCTTTTCAGCATTCCCGCTGTTCCAGCCGGCAACTCGATGTGCACACCAGTATCAAATATTGCACTATCTTTTGCTGGAACGATTTGACTATCCCTTGCATAGATATCAAGTCCAGCGTCAGTATCATGCGCACGTGTCGGCATATATGCACCATTGTCAAGTTTAATTTTCATTTTTCTTTTTTACTTTTTCCTTTCTGAATTCAAATTTTCCTTTCTGAATTTCAATTTTGATTTTTCATTTTGAATTATAGCATTTCAATTTTGATTTGTCAATACTATTTTCAAATTTCAAAAAATAATTTTCTGATTTCAAAAAATAATTTTTGATTTTCTATTTCAAAATTCAAAATCAAAAACTAAAATTCAAAATCAAAAACTCAAATTCTATTTTCTATTTTGTATTTCGGTATTTATATATTATTATTTTTCTATTTGATATTAGATAATTGATATTTGATATTATATAATATTATATATAATATATTTTAATTATATTATTATAATTATATAAT